TGCATGAAACTTCACCTGGAACCGCTGGTTGACTGCATACGCAGTGATAGCGGGAGAAGGTGTTAGTGTGAATGATGGGGCGGTGCCGGTGGTGGTGAATGCGGTGAGAGACTGAGCTTGAATCTGCCCGGCGCTGACTGCTTGCTGGCTCTTTGTAGCGGGCGCGACCTGATTTGCTCCGCCTGTACTGTCGATCAATATCCACGAGCCAGCGCCGATGGAGCTGTTCCACTGCACCCAAACATCGCCGCTCGGGATTATCTCGCCGCCCTGAAGCGCGGCATGAGCCCCACCCAAAACTGGCGCCGCTGCCAGCCCGTTGGGACTGAAGGTGCTGGCTCCGGTATTTGCGTTCAAGGCCTTGAACTTGAGAGTCTGCCCGTCCCTCACCGAAACAATCGCTGGTGAATACGTCACGGCATAGGCGTTCGCCGTGCCGGAGTCAATGCCGTAATCTGCGCCCTGAAACGAAATTGAAGCCCAGTTGGCGCCGCCTGTATCGGGATTGCTCGTGTTGTTATCTATCTGGTTGAGCCAAACCCCGTCGAAGCCAGCCCGAGCCAGTAGCGCTCCTTTTGGATATCCGCCGACCGCAGTTGAGAATCCAGAATCGTATGGATATTGGCCGCCAGCATTGTTCCACTGAACTGCAACGGTGATCGCGTTCAAGATTCCGTTGAAGTCCTGACCGGTTGGCGGAATACCCCCCGAGACGATTGGTGTCATCGTCAGCGCCGGAAATCCGGTGGTGTACGATGCGAGTCCGGGGGTTGGACTTGCGGTCACAGGGATTACGTTCTTTGCGCCGCCAGTGGCAAAAGGCACGGATACGCGAGTGGGAAGGCCGCTAATTTGCATTTTGAATTCCCGAACTGGAAAAGAAGACGCCCTGGCCGAATGGCTGCAGGGATGCTTCGGCAAAGCCGAAAGTGGTGGCGGGGTCAAGTTGCATAACAGAAACGAGAACGCCGGCTGAACGCGGTATGGCGCCAGAATTGAGCATGATTGCCAGATCGACTGGAGAGAGCGTGAACTCGAAGACGTAACGCATTTGCATGCCGCCCGTGTCGACGACGTAACACCGCCCCTCTCCAGCGAACAAGTACCGCAACAGCGCATTCAGAGAAGGCGATGTGCAGTCAGTGATATTAGCCAGCGCCTTGACCATAATCAGCTTGCGGTAAGCGTCATCGGCCAGCGTGTAAGTAGTAGTCGCCAGCGGCCCGTTGTACATGGGCGCCTGCCCGAATGGCTGGGCGCCCGTAGCTGCCGTTGGCACCGTAAATGCCTCGTCGAACCCTAGATAGGCCGGCGTGTTGCTGATCTGCAATTCGCGGGAAACGTTGACGATCTTCCCCCAGATATCCAGGCCAAAACCCACGGCGGTGTTGACGTTCCACACCACGCTGTAGAAGTTGTCGATATCGGCTGAGGGGTCGATCCACTGGTTGAAGGCATCAATCATCGCCGTAATCGTCGGCGAGTTTGCATACTGACTGAGAATCGTGTCTTTGTAGTTTTCCATGACTTACACCAAAGTCACGTTGATGTTGGCCGGGTCCAGGGTCGGACGCTGGTCAATACCCATCAGCACTGAAGTAGCTGTGCCAGGCGACGTTGTTCCGAGCAAAATCGCGAGGATTTGCACGTTTGAGTTGGCCGCCGATACTCCGGCGTAGAAGCGACCGGCGTAGATAGACGAGGCAATGCGCGCGCGCTGGCCGCCATCGGCGCCGTTGAAAGCTGCGACAATGGCATCCCTAACCATCTGGATGATGTTCGAAGGAAGCGCGGCGTTGTTGGCGATCTCGACGGTGAAGAATATCGGCGCCGCAGTTGGAGTTACCCATGTAACCGTATAGGCGGGGCGCGGCGGCGAGTAGTTCATATCGTTGATTACTGCGCTAGTCGTGCCGTTGTAGTCGCATCCGTTTGGCTTTTTGCTCCAGATCGCCATGGCTATGTCTGTCGCATTTCCGCCAGCAACCGCAACGTAGATTGAGTGGGCAACAACCGGGTAGTTAGTCGATCCGGTGTTGACCGTGACGCCTTTGGGGTTGTCAAACACATATGCATCGAGCACGCCATCAACCGCCAGCACGGCCGCATAGACCGACTGCGTGGAGTTGACTGCGTTGCCCGCTACTGAATTCTTGCGGCGAAACTCGAAGTCGGCCCGGCTCTCAACCAGCACCCCTTCGGTGCCCACAGAAACGTTGGTGATCGTGTCCCAGCCAGTGACCTGCTGGTAGACGCGGGACAGCGCGCCAGGAGGACATGCGATCGGCCCGACAGTGACGCACTGAAAGTCGATGAGCGCGGTACCGGTCGCAGAGATCGTGCCATCGGCCACGCTGGCGTACAGATAGCCATTGACGTCCTGCGCTAGCGATCCTGCAGGAATTACAGTTCCTACCAGGCCGGTGCAGGTTCCGGTGACTACTGTGCCCGCTGCCGGATTGCGGTCAATAAAATAAATGCGCGCAATAGCGTCTTGCCAGCGTCCCGAAGACTTATCCGGGTCGACCAAATTCACAACTTCTGCGATTCGGTCGTTCTTCTCGCCAACAATGGCGGTAAGGCTTTGCGCGAGCTGGCCCTGCGGCGTGCTCAGCCCCGGATTGACGCCGCCGCCGAAAGCCGTATTGATATCGGCTTGTACGCCAGCCAGGATCGCCGACTCTTCAGGCAGTGTGATCCCGGTGCCGTCAATGATGACGCTTGGCACGCTAGTTGTGATCGTCATTAGAAAGTCACTCCAGACTCGATGCCGGTTGTGTCGATGATCTTGATTTGCCCGGAAAGCTTGCGATCCTCAAACGTCACAAACACCACCTCGACGCTGACTACGCTGGGAACGGTCATGGCGGCGTCGGTGATCTTCTTGCGCAGGAACGATGGCGGCGGTAGCTGGCCAAGGACATTTTGGAAGTACGGCAGGCCTTGCGATACGTCGTACCAACATTCACCGACAAAGGTGCGCACGGCGCTGGCCACGTCTTGGGCAATCGAATACGGCTCGCCAGCGAGCGCGATATTTCCCGACGCATCGAGGATCAAGTCCCAGGCTGTCTGGTCGAGCAGCAGTGTGTTCGGCATGGCTTGGCCTTTTTCCGGGCATTAAAAAACCGGCTCATGGCCGGATACTTGAATTGCTTGCCGCTACGGATCAGGCGTAAGCGTATGCGCGGGGCCGGTAAGCACGCCGCCGTGGGTGTGCGTCGATCCGATGTTTACCCCGTTGTGTTTCAGGGTCGCACCAGTGATTTCCATATCATTGATGTTGAATGCGCCAGACGGAGCTTCGATAGTCACCTTTGTGGGCGATACCAGCTTTATCCCTGCGTCAGTGAATTGGATGTACTGAGCTGGTGCGCCATTGAGGACGCCGCCTATATAGAGCGCATCTGCCATGTCGTGGCGCCGAACCGATCCCGGAGCCGCCGCCGTCTTACTGGCCTTGATTGCCGAAATGTCTCGGTCCGAGATGCAGGCCAAACCAATGTCGCCAGGCTGCGGATCCATGATGATCGCGTTCGTGCCGCCCTGAACCCTGAAGTACGGGACGTTGTGGACAGTGCCTGCATCGATCACATTGCCCGCGCCGTCCATCCGCTGGACGAGGACCTTAACGTCAACGAGCCCGACAGGAGAAACGCCGCCGTCGTTGGTGCAACTGATGACTTGGACTAGGGTGGTTGTTCTGACCCTGGCAAGCATTTGCCCAATGAGGAAATATTGGTCTTCATAATCCGACGCGCCAGCTACTAGGTTCAGTAACCCCGAGGCGCCATCATTAGGCTGCACCTGTGATGACATGAACACCTTCTCCTGCAAGCTGCGCATAGGTGAACCAAGGACCGTTCGGCACCTGGGATGAGATTTCATGCCTTGCTACTTGGCAGTACCAGTCTTTTTTACAGGCTTGCGGTATGGAGCTTTGAACCTCGATGCGCCGACCAATCAAAATATCAGGGTTGAATTCTGTCTGTATGGCTATCCCGGTTTTGGAGAATATAGGGTAGCCGACTAACCCTTTTCCCGGCGCAACCAGGAATGAAACTGAATCTCGGCTGCCACCGCTTGGCCATATCTGCACCGAACCATTACTAATGTCATAAGAAATACCGGCATGCCTTGCGCAGTCCTTCATTTGGCTTATTGCTGACCCAGCGAAATACGGGCTCTCAAGCTTCTCTGTAACACCGTTGTCAGTGAACGCAAAGCCCATAGATTTTGCGAGTGATCCGATAATAGTCGCTACGTCGGTTGGTCCTTTGAAGCTGTTCACGGCAATTGCTTTGATTTGTTCGTAGTATCCGGCTAGCGCCACTACATTGAATGAAATCTCGGGAGCGCCTCGGTAATCTATCCATGCGTCTGAAATTGTTCCCTGAAATACCTGATACTTTCCTCCAGAATCATTGCTAGCAGCTACTGTTATTATATTTTTTCGTGTAGTCGTTATTTTCATTCCTAGCGTGGATAGCTCATTCATAACGTTTTGAGACATCCCGAAAACCCTAAATTGCAAAGAGTTCAGCGATGCTCCGGCGATATTATTGATGGACGCCTCACACCTAAGCCCCGAGTAGCTGAAGGTTTTGTCTTCGCCATCCCCGTTTTCGTTTTTTGGGATCTGGAATGAGACATCAATCTCTCGGGACTTAAACGACATTGGACTACCTCGTTAATCGCCAGCAGATCCTCTCGGGAGTCTGACGATTATGGTGTTTAGGTTCTTATTCTGCGAGCATTCAACTTGATATTGGCGATACGCCTCGCCAGTGTCGACATGAGCGCTTAGCCTGTCTGCATAAATGGCCTCGACCACTTTCGACACCCATAATCTGGCGGTGTCAGTTGTTTGCATTTCGCTAAGCGCGCCTGCCGTTTGTGACTCGGGGAATCCTGCTCGATATGCCTCATAAGCAGACATGATGACCGTCCCTTGCTTTCTGCATATTTCTGCAGAACTAGCTTGTAGTAGCGTTGGGCCGGGGCCTGAACCGTCAGTCGCTTTAGCATTTATAGCGCCACATTCCGCATCGCTTGGCGGGTGGCCGAGTGGCTGAGGGTCCTCGTAAACCTTGACCCCCATGCACTCCACAACCTTAACTTTATCGGGATCTTTTAGAGCCTGCTGAATTTGATCTTTGAGGCGAGAATATGATTCTTGATCAATATTCAATTTTTTATCAGTATCTCCATCTTCGTTCACTAACTTAGAATCAGAGTCACCAACAACAGAAAGTAATGCAATTTTTCTTCGAAAAAACCAGTTTTCTAAGCATTCTTGATCGATGCACGTTTTTTCTCTTTCTGTCCAAGCAGATCTAGACTCTTTTTTGAATTGGTCCTTGTCTGGAGATACCAGAAAGGCTTTTTTGTACAGGATATAAAGTTCATCATCAGCCTTAGATAGCTCTGGTACTCCGCAGATTAAAATCTCTGATTTTGACTTGGCTAACTTACAGTCGAAGCTCGCAGAAAAAGCTAAACCCGACAAAGCCAGGCCGATCACCAAGATCGCAGCGTTCTTTTTCATGTCTATCCCTGATGCTTAAAGGTCTGAAGACTCAAGATACATCAACACCCAGCGATTTCCGAGGCCCGCAAACTGCGGATCGTCGAAACCCTGGATGTCCATAAAGAACAGGCCGCCGACAAACCCCAGATATTCCTGCTGGACGATGTTGACCAGATTTAGGCACAGCACCCCCGTGAGGATTTTCGTCTGATCGATGGACAGATCCAGAAACATGCCTGTGGATTTTTGGTAGATCCTGAATGTGCAGTTCTGACCGCCAAGCACCGCCGCAAAAGTCTGCGATGGCGTTGCCGAAAGAGGAACAACTTTCATAAGCCACCAGGCGGCGTAGTAGTGAATGTTGCATTGGGAAATGCAGCTTTGAGTTGATCAATTCTGGCTTGAGAGCTGTAAGCGCCGGTAACTGCCGGAGCAGGATTGGCCGGGCTCACCGTTCCGGTGCTTGCTGTATCTGCGCCTGACGGCTGAGCTGCCGGACCGAACACAACGCTGGCGGTTTCCCTGACCTCTTTGAACATCAGGTCTGCTGTGATCAGCGTTACACCATTGGTGGCCGTGCGCCGGTAGTCGAAGTCCTCAAGGTTTACGCTCTGGTAGGAGAGATCTGGCGTAACGATGGTGCACAGATCGAGTGAGGCTTTCAGATACTCAAGTGTCGCCAGGAACGCGGAGCGATCCATTTTCCCATTGCCGCCACAGGTAACCCGCATCCTTGCATCGAACGGCATCTGTACCTTGTTGTAGGTTGAGAACGAGCCCTTCTCCATCGGATATCCAGCCAGCCGCGATTCGCCTTTGTACTCAAACGCTACTACCGAATCTGGAGTGATAATCGGTTTTCCGTTCTCGTCGATAATCATCCATACCGGGTTGAGCAGGCCGTCCAGCAGGCCGAAATAATCCAGCCCCTGCAGCTTTCCCAGCAGGCCGGACTGTGAGGCTATACCGAACCCGCTGCGGCGAAGATCCGGCACGCCAGTGAGTGGAGGAACGTTTGGAAAGTCGATCAGCGACATCAGCTATCCCCCGTTGCTGCTTGATTAGCGAGACTATTTCCGAGTGCTGGCGCGATATCCCTGGCAATGCCTTGGGCGTCTGTTGCCTGCGTGTGAATCTCGATCTTGCCGATAGTGGTTTCCGAGGTGCTGGTGCTTGCTGTGTTGTTAGTAGTTGAGGCGCGAGCCCGTGCCCCCAACCGCACCCCGGCACTGATCTGGCTGTCACTGACGTAGCCTGAGCCGTTTTCGTGGTTGATGATGCCTTTGACGAGAGCCATCAACTGCTTTGTGTCGTTTTGGTCCAGTTTTTGGTCATACCCAACACCGAGTTGCTTGGACAGGGTACTCATGTACGCCCCGGTGTTGTTCTCGCTTGACGGTGCGTATTTGTTGATGATCGCGCGCAATGTATCGTCGCCGCGATCCTCGTAGCGCCTGAGCTGCTTGACCAGCGCGCCCACGCCCTCTTCCATGGTTGAGAACTTGGCGAAGCGTCCGTTCGGTCCTTCTTCCTTAGTGGCGCCGTTCTGGCCGGCGAAGTTTAGGTTGCCGGGATTATTGTTGCGCACGCCGCGCGGCAGGGTCTTGTCGCCCGCTCGATAAACTGTGCCGGTAGATACAGAGCTTTCGCCGGGAACGGCCAAGCCCTCATTGATCTTAATCGCATCCTGCGCTTCCTTGACACCAAGGAGCGCTGCGATGTGAGCGACCAGAGAGCCGATGGTGTCTTTCGTGCCTGCGCTAAGGCGCTCGTTGATTTGCTCGCCAGCCCTCCATCCTGCATACCCGGCACCGGTCAGGGCCAATGTCGAGCCGAAGCTTGCGCCGAGCCCAATAATCCCTTTCATGCCGGCGCCGACCGCGCCCAGGGCAGAGCTGAGCAGCCACAGCGCCGATGTCGCGGCAATGATTTTTGTGCTGTTGCCGTCGGTGGCTGTGTCCAGCTCTCGAAAGACCTTCGCAAGCTTCTCGACAGCAGTAACCAGGCCAGTAAAAAAGCCCTGAATCTCCTCCCGGTGCTCGGAAACCCACGTAGAGAACTTGCCGAGATCGCCCGAAAGCATCTCCAGGGCAGGGCCGAGCGATTCGTAAATAGATTGGCCGACGCCCTCGAACTGCTGGCGCACCAGGGCCAGTTCTCGCTGAACGCGCTGCGAGGCCTCGACGCTCTGCTGTGTGACGCCAGATGCCTTGGTCGTCTGCGCAACGACGTCCTCGACCGCCTGCCTCCCTTTACGCAGCAGCGTGATGGTGCCGTCGTCCAGGCCGAGCATCTTGCCAAAGCTCAGCGCCTCCTGACCCGACATGCCTTTGAACTTGTCGGCGACGTCGAGCATGATCTCGCGGTAATCGCGGACCTTTCCCGAACTGTCGGATACAGCGACGCCCAACGAACGGAAGATAGGAATCAGTTCCGATTCACCGGTCAGGGCGAACTGCTGGATACCACCCGCAATATTCTGTAGCGACCCGCGCACACCCTCGGCGGTGCCACCGAACAACTCAGCAGCCTTGCCCCAGCCGTCCAAGTCGCGCGCTGACATATTCAGGTTCGCCGCGAACCGACCGAGAGCTGCGGTGCCAGAGATCGAATCAGAGATGAAGCTGGTCAGCCCCTTGCCGGCTGTAACCAGGGCGAACAAGCCGATCAGTTCGGTCTTGATCGCGCTGACGAACACGGCAGCCTGCTTGCCGCGCAGTTCCATTTCCTTGGCGGTAGAGCCTGCGTTCTCCTTGAGCTTGTCAAGGCCCTCGTCGACTTCCTTTTGGCCTTTCTGGTAATTGCTCGAATCAAGGCCAAGGGTGACGACCAGCGCATCAATAATGTTGGCCACGGCTATTCCTTGGGCTTGTTCGCGATATTGGCGTTATGAGTGTCCACCGTGTTCACCTCAAGCAGTCGCCACATGTCCTCAAGGCCGTAAACGGTGTCAAGTTCGTGCAGCGTTGCCAGACGGGAAGACACGCAAGTCGCGATAGTGCGGGGGACGTTCAGGTACTCAACTAAACCGTAGGGACGATTGCCGCCTACGCTTGGGCCGAGGTCGAGGGCGCGACGGCTTTTGAAAAATCCACGTGAAGTTTCCAGATGGCCAGGCGCAACTTGACGCGCGTGGCCACTTCCTCGATGTCGTCGGCGATCAGGTTGCGGACAACGCTCTTGTCATTCGGGTTCGGCATGATCTGCACGCACTGAAACATCTCATCGAGCAGCAGCTTTGCCGTGTCGAATGGCAGTTTCCCGACGAATGTGAAGCCCATGCGGGCCAATCCGGCCATCCCGGCACCCATGAAGTCGTCAGGCAGTTCGATGCCCTCCTTGATCATTGCCAGAAACGCGCGCAAGGCCCACTCCTCAGCCTGGCCGCTGGGCATCTCGGTAATTTGGAAGGTTTTGCCGAGGTCGCGGCCTTCATTTTGCACCGTGTATTGCGAAACTTTACGAGCCATTGTTGGGCGCCTTATCCGTTGTAGTCTTCGCTAGTTACCCGTTCCCAGGTGATTTTGTACTCGACCGGCTGCAGGGTTTTCTTCGCATCCGGCATGGATTTGCCGCTGGTCAGTACCCCATTTTTCAGCGTGTACTTCTTGCCGATGGAGGGGAGGATGATTGTTCCGTTCGCCCGGTAGACATCGCGAGCCGTCTGCATGGTGCTGTGCCAGGTCGAGAACACCGCCAGTGATGGGGAGTCCGGCATGATCGATACCGTCTGTTTCGAAGAGTTAAAGATGAAGCCCGCCGATAGCTTGCCGTCCACACCCATAACAGTTTCAGCGATGTCCAGGGCGTCCATGGCAAACATGGAGTCAGATGCGTAGCCCTGAATGCTCTGCGGGAACGGGAAAAGGTTGGTGACTGCTAGGGCGAATACGGAGTTCGCTGAAGTAATAGTCGACATTGCGAATCCCCTTATTGAATTTCAATCGACGCGAGGGTCAATTTCTGGATGCTGCCGCCGTCGGCGTAGTACAGCGTCATCGACGGGCTGGTGCGTGCCGAGCGGATCGCGGCAGTGGCTGGAACGATCTGCAGGTAATAGCCCTTTGCGATTATCGTGCCACTGACATCTGAGCCGACAGCATTCTGGATCTCTGCAATCTGAGCAGCCGAGAGCGTCGTGCCGATGCGGATCGCGCCGAAGTTCACGGCGGCATTAAGCGGATCGGCGCAAGCAGCCTCAACTAATGCATAGCCGTCAGCGCTGTACGGGATCGAGCCGATTGCCTGCAGAAGCGAGATCATGGCCTTTTGTAGATTGGCGTTGAGCCAGATTTCGTTGGCATACGAATCCGCCCACAACCACTTGCCCGACACCGAGCCAGGATACATGAACACGTAGCCATCCTTCGCGGTGGCGTAGGCGCCGTAGAAGTTGTAACCGTTAGTGATCAGGCTCGAAGAGTCTGTAGCGTTGGTGACGGATGCAGACAGGCCGGACTGAGAGCGGAATGCAAGGGTTGCACGACCATTAAGACGGTCGAAGTCAAGGCAGGCCATGTACGACAGCGCAAATACCGCATGCGTGGCATCACCGAAGATCGGAATACTGCCGCTCGATTTTGTCGATTGCAGGTAGTAGCCCCAGGTCGTTGTGTTGCCGGCAGCCTTGGCATTGATATCACTGTCCCAGCCAGCATACACGTAGCGGTCGCCCTTGCTGTTGGTCCAGGCCGAGAACAAGATTTTGTCGGCGGTAACTGGCTCCCAGGCAGTAGTGAAGCCAGCCCAGTTCTGCGTCACTTGGATCAGCGCGTCCATGAACTGACCCTGAACGCTGGCAATGGCGCCCTGAGATGTTACGGCTCCGGTAGCGCTGGTCAGCAGCAAGCCGGCTGCAATAGTGCCGGATGCGAACGAGATAGTCGACGCTGCGCCCGAGGTGCTCGAGGTGATCACGAACGCCGATTTGATCGCATCGTAGGTGACGGGAAGCGCCAGCGCGGTTGCGATTATGGCGGCTGCCGAGCTGAAGCTTGTGGCGGTCGACAGGTCGATGCTCGCAGCAGTCTTCACCACGCCATCGGCGGTCACGTTGAGCGAACCGGTCAGGGCTTTGAGTTGCTCCAGGCTCATCGAGGCTAGCGATCCGCTTCGCAGATATGCGGCGACTGGGGCTACTGGATACTGGGCGAAGTACAAAAGGCCTGGGTTTTTGGTGCTGTTTTCATAGCCGCTGAAGTAGATATCAGCCAGGGCCTTCTCTACCGAAGCGCCGCCGAAGTAGGCGGCAACATCATCAGGCAGTGCGAAGCCGGGCACAGTCCCGACTGGCGCATAGGTGCTCTGCGTCAGAATCAGGCCATTTAGATCTACAGCGGCGCCAGCGGCAGCCAGCACGCCAGGATTGACCTGGACAATCTGTGAAACGGGGATGGTCATTGAGTCAATCCTCGGGTGGAAAGGTGGCGGCCACTTCGGCCATTCCGATGTGAAGCTCTTCGGCGTACTGCATGGGAGTCGTGATGACCGGGTTGAACTGGGCGGCGAAGTCGAACGTCCAGCGCTGCTCGTACTGCTGCTCGCCGTTGATCATCGTTGTCTGGTGCGGCTCACCTGCATACAGCGGCTGGATCTCGATGGAGGCGGCGGCAAACTGCATGCAGGCGTAATCGGTGCGGGCCAGCGCGGCGGCGGTGTTGGCTCGGTCCATGGCGCCATCGCCATAAACGTCGATCTGGACCGTCCACTGGCTGGATCGGGTGTTCTTGATGGCGCTGGTGGCTGAATCGCCCGTGTCGGCCCAGATCTCTTTGTTCGTGGACAGGCCTTCGAGGCGAATCGTGGTCATGGTCGTGAACGGGCCAGCGGGCATTGGCACGCCGTTGTCCTGCGATTGGATGACCTCACCCCCAACGACAGGCAATAAAAAACCGCGCAAGGCGGCCAGTAGGTCTTCTTCGGTGACGCTGGTCGTGATCATGTCTTGGGCACCTGCAGGTTCACGACGAACTTGCACCAGTCCGACCACTCTTCCAGTGGCTGGACGATGAGCCAGGTTTCGGTGCCAATGATCAGCATGTCGCCGCCCTGCTGTTTGGGTCGGTTCACGCCGTTGAAATTACCTTTCACGTAGACGGCCTTCAGTACGCCTTGCAGGTTCAGTCCGTCGATCTGCTGCAAGTCCTTGTAACCCATGGCTTGCATCTGCACGCTGACCTCCAAGGTGCTATAGGTCGGCGTGCGCGTGCCTGATGGCGAAGTCGTGTAACCGGTGCTGATTTTCATCGTGCCAGCGATGAAGGGGTTGATTGCGCCGATAGCTCCACTGACAATCCCGTGCAGATTCATTCTTCACCCACTTCGTAATCGACTGAATTCAGCATGTGGCCGGTGTCGACCAATGGGTTTGAGCCAGCTTTCTGCCTAAGCGTCGAAGCCTTGTTTGGCGGGTCTTTAAGGTCGACTATCGACTGCTGAAGCTGGCCCTTGATCCGCTCCCCCATCTGAGCAAGAGTCACTCCCGCGTCGTATTCATTGGCCCTCATCAGCCTGGACATTTCAGAACCCCATGCGGGAGACTTCGCCGTAATCATGTTGCGGAAGTACGGTCTGGGCGGAACAGTGATCTTGTGCGCCGGTATAGTCACCGTCTGCACGAAATTCGACTTGTCCTTGCGAGCAAAGCGATGACTGATCTCGTCAGTTCGGTCGTTGTATTTGAAATGCAGGTCCTGCGTGCGCTCGGGAATTTCAATCGTGCCGCCGAACTCGTTCACTGCGGCGACCATGGCAACCGGTGTGCCGTCCGGGTACGTGGCGTTTTCCAGAAAGCCGACCTTGAGCGCATCGCCCTTGGTCAGATTCTTGGCGATGTTGTCCAGGTACTTCTGAAGCGCCTCGCCGCCGTGAAATGAGCCATCAGCCATTTCAATACCCTCGCGCTGGATAAGAGCGACCAGGAATGTAACGGAACGACCGCAGGTTGACTGTGGCTTGCCAGTATGCCGCGCCGTATTTGGTCTGCATGAACCACGCGGCAGAGCCTGAGACGGCGCCCATGTCAGTGGTCACCGAGACTGATCCCTCGGTCGCACTGTTGATTCTGCCTACCAGAGGCGAGGATTCCGCGCCATTGACGCCGCTATTCATCGCGGCGATATGGGCAACCAGCATATTCAGCAGCAATGCGCGCTTCGCAAGGTCTCGCGCAGGACTGCATTCGGTGTTGTTGAGGTAGATCGTCGCCTCATCAAAGTAGGCCTGAAGCAGCTCGTCTGATACAGAAGAAAACTCCGGATAGCGAGCGCGAAAGCCCGCCACGTTGAAGACGACGATACCCATGGTTTACGCCTTCTGTTTTTGGTCAGGATCAGGCTCGATGCCGGGCGCTGGCTTGTTCGGGTCAAGACCTTCAAGACCGGTCTTTTCCTTCGCGTTGTTTTCAGCCTGCTTTGTGGCCTCCTTGACGCTTGCCTGGGAGAAGATCAGCTCATTCTTGACGAATCGCGCGTCCGCGTAGGTGATGAGCCATTCCTCGAAGCCAGCCTTGTCGACACCCTCGGTCAGGCCGTAGCCGCCTATGATGGTCGCCGAGTTGGCGCCATTGAGCAGAACAGTCTTGCCGCCGATGGTCGTTTCCAGGCCATGCGGCAGTTTGCAGCCGACAACTACTGTCTCAGCCATGATTTAGACCCCCAACATTTGAGCGATAGCCAGAGGCTGCTTGATGATCGCACCCCAGGTGCCACCTGATTTCTTCTGCTTCCAGGCCGACAGGTCGGTGATGACTGGGTGGGCGCGCATCTTCTCGGTGAACGAGCAGTAGCCGGTGTCCTGACCATCGAGCTTCTCGATAATCAGTTGCACCAGTTCGCCCGATGCGGTGGTGTACTCAACCGCAGTTTCAACAGTCAGGTTCGGGAAGTTCTTCTTCAACTGGTCCGAAACGTTAACGTTGAACTGGTTGGTCTTGGTCAGGTTGACCTCGGACGACGGGGACATGCACAGTTTCATGGGCGTGTCGCGCTCGACCAAGCCCTTGGTCTGTGCGATCAATTTGGCGTACAGCAAGCCGGAAATGTCGGCGTAGATTGCTGCGCCATCCTTGGTCGACCACAGTGTGCCGCTGCCAGTGCCGGTCGCCCCCGGAGTGACTGGGGCGCTCAGGCTTGGATCGTTCAGCAGGCCGTAGTTCTGCAAGCCGGCGATGCCGAAGAAGTACGACTTGTTCTGAAACTTGTTCAGGATCAGCGCGCTCGCGGTGCTCAGTTCGGCTGCGTAGCCGATCTTCGCCAAGCCGTACATTTCCAGCTCTTTTTCACCCCAGCGGGTGACAGTCTGGTAGCCGTAGCTCTGACGAGGAACCCAGTTGACGTTGGCGTTGATCGAACCGTTGTTGCTGTAGTCATCGTAAGAGCTGACTTCGCCTGTCGATTCAACGATAGGGAACTGCGCGGTCAGCGTGGTCCAGTCGCCTTTCTTGCTCTCGCCGAAGATCTGCGCGGCCTTCATCGGAGTGACGACGATGCGAATCAGCTCGGGGTCGACGTAGTTGGCCAGATAAGCCGGAATGCCGGCGTTGCTGACGGTGACCATGGTCGGCTGGGCGTCCATCGCCAAGTCGAAGTTATTGGCGTATTCCGGCTTCAGGTAAGCCGCTGTAGCCGGGAGGTGCACGCCGTACTCGGACGCCACCTTGACGAAGTCTTTTTCCATGATCAGCTCCAAGTGCCGAATTTGATGAGTTCGCCAACGGCGGCAGGCGCCTGGACGGTGAATTTGGTTTCGATGAATCCGGCGATGGTTGCGCCAGCAGCACCGGTAGCGATTGTGCCGTCAGTGATCGAAGCGAACACCTTCTGGCCAATAGTGGCCACGGTGGTGCTACGACCCCAGAAGTCACCGGCAGCCATCAGCGCCATGTTGACGCCAGCCGGGATGAGCATCGAGCTTGCACCCAGCCAGGCAGTAATGAACGCCTGTTGGTGGCGATGCACGAAGCCTGTAGGCGCGCCGGAGGTCTGCACGTTCGAAACGACACCGGCAGCGGTAGCCCAGGCAAAACGACCGACAGTCACGCCAGCGGCGCCCGAGATCAGCGCTGTATCACCGGCAACGACCGATGCATACGGGTTGGCACTGGCGAAATCGCCTTCAACTGCCGGCGCCGGCTGTTGATTGATTGTGTTTTGGAAGCCCATGGCTTAACCCCTTTTCAGTTTGCCAGCAGTAGGAAACCGCTCGGCAAAGGATTTTTCAGACGCCGCGTCGAGTGCGATGCGCGGAACCGGCTTGCTGGTCAGGCCCTTCTTGTGCAGGTTAACCAGGGCTCGATATGCAGATGGATGAACGCCTTTCACATCGATGCTTGCGTGATCCAGTGCAAGCTTGTAGACGGCCTCAGCAGAGTCCTGCGCAACGACGGCGCCGATCAGTGGGCGGACATCATCTTCAGCGGCACGAATCGCGTTCATGCGCTTGATAGTGTTCTGCTCGACGGCTTTGAGGGCGGAGTCCATGGCTTTCTTATCCACCTTGTCGTCATCCTCTTCATCTTCGTCGCTGGCTTTCTTGTCGTCCTCGTCCTCGTCGTCTTCGTCGTCCTCGTCTTCAGCCTTTTTGTCCTTTTTGTCTTTCTCGTCCTCGTCGTCTTCATCCTCGGCAGGCTTGTCCTTAGGATCTTCAGCCTCATCGAGGGCGAATTGCAGCGCCTTGGTCAGGACCGCAACGTCGAGCTTGGCATCTGGAAATGCTTTCGCGGCATCCTCAGCCAGAGCCTTGACGGTAGTGGGCTTGGCGAACAGCGCCCGGAACGTAGGAAGCGCGCCGTCCTGAGCGAGCTGCGGCTGCAGGTGGGCACCGAGTGCCGCGCGTGCGGCGGCGGCTTGGCTCTTCTTCATGGGGATTAATTCCTCAGGTAATGAATCACTGACAAGAACGTCAGCACCGGCGCGCCCGACTGGGACTAACGCCACATGGTTGCCCACTATCTCGGTCATGCGACCGTCGTATGGCACGCCCTCATACACGCCGGGCGTCATGTCTGCGACGTAGCGATACGCCGAGGACAATTCTCTTTGCTCGTTGGTCTGGATGCCGGCGATGGCCGAGGCGTCCCAGATAACAAGGCTGTTGTCGAGGTAGGGATCAACGAAGACGGCATCGGTGCCGGTCGAGCCCACGATTGATTCTTTCTGCGGCTCGGTAGCACTGACAGCTATGTGCTTGTTCAGCAGAGGGATGTTGTTGAACGTGCCGACTGCCTTGGCCAGCTCTCCCGGGTCGCGCAGGAGCTGGTAGGCCCGGTCAGGCTCAAGGCCCAGCGCCTCACTGTTCGGAATTTCCCGCCCGAGGTATGGATTAACCGCTGCCTTGCTGATGTGACTGACCTTGACGTGCAAGCGACCGTCGACATCGACTAGGCGCATGGTGGCCCTGTCGAATGCCAGTTTTTCGAAATTCATGGGTGTGTTCTCAGTCGAGGCCAGGGATTACCGGGGACCACCCGCAACGGCAGTTGATCTTCTCGCCTGGCATGATCCATTCGCCATCGATGAACATGCCCTTGGCCAGGTCGAACGCTTTGCCACTCGCCTGCACATGGGAGTGGCGCGGCACCTTTCCTCCTCCGCTGTGCCGCCAGATGCCTTCCTTGATGCCGATGGCACGCTGCCTGGCGCTCTGCATGGCCGAGGTGGCCTTGTTGTTTTGGTCGCGGGCAATGAGAGCGGCGCGGCGCTTTGTGATGCCGTAGCGCTTCTGTAGTTCTTCGCTCAGCTCGCCAAGATCTCGGCCGCGCTGCACAGAGCGCATCACCAGGCCCTGAACCTCGCTCAGATGCTCAGAGGCGATGGACTTAATTAGCCCCACCTGCTCGCCGATGCAGCCCTGATAAACATCGTTCATCTCGGCGGTCATGGTGAACTTCACCGTAGCGCCGGCTGCCTCCATGGCGTTGCGCAGCGACACGTCGGAGTTCGACAGGGCGCGATCAGCGAAAGACTTGCTCAAGGTGTCGGCGAGGTCGCTGAACTTCCCCTGCCAGCGCTGGGACAGCTTGCGCATGGCTTTTCGCATCATCATTGCCGGGCTCTCGTCCTCGGCAATACCGTCAGCGAGACCAGCGGCCCGGTAGTTCGCTTTGAGCCAATACACTATCGAGTCCTGCATCTCTTTGACGGCGTTGTCGAGGCGCTTGCGATACCAGGCCTGCACACCCGCGTTAGGCCGAACCGGGCGAAGGACTGTCGGTTGGATCATCATCGTCATCCTCCAGCTCGTTATCGATCTCTTCGTTCAAGTCGAGGGACTGATAAGGGCTATCCGGGTCGGCAGCCAGACGCTCACGCACCTCGTCGGTACTGATGGCGCTGATACCCACCAGCACCGCGTCCGTATCGGCATCGGACTTGCGGATCTGCGCCTGTTCAAGCTCGGACATCTGATATAGCGGCTCGAAGTGGAAGTCGATGTCGGGGTCGATATCGCCGAACAGGGATAGCTGGGCCAGGTCGATGACCTTCTTCAGTGGCGCCTTGAACAGGTTTTCCTGCAATGCATGGATGCTGTCGTAGAAGACCCTGATCTCGCCGTCGCTGGACGCGTTCAGACCGGAAGGCGTGACACCCAGCAGCTTGACCAGCGGAATGCTGCTGATCGACGCCATTTGCTCTTGGGCCTGTGCCTGGAGGGCATCTAATCCCGAGAGCGGGGTGTTGAACTGGAAGAACTCCTCATTCGCCTTGTCCAGGGCCAGAACGCCCTTGTTGTCCCTTAGCTGGCTGAACAGGCCCAATCTGTCAAGAAGCCCTTGGCCACTATCGCCAGCGAGTACCGCGCTCATGTCGGTGAGGATCCCCGAGGTCGAGAACATGTGAACCATGTCGCCCACGCTATCCCGCGTGCGCAGCCAGTTGTTCACATAGGGCTCAGCAATCTGGATCAGCGAAAGGCCGCCGAAGTTATATGCCGCTTTGAGCATATCCGGCACCGGGCGCGAGATGAGCGTCAGAAGGCGCGACTTATCGACCGACTTAGCCATGACATACCAGCCGTCGGGCTTGTAGAACGTCGGCGACAGCGGGTTATCGGCGTTGTATGTCTTCGGGTATGTCCATACCGGCTCGATTGATCGCAAGCTGACGAGAGAGCCCTTTGTCACCTTCGCGGGATCGAGGAACAGCGGCGCTTCAAGCTCCATCGGATTCTCCGAGGCGAGGCCGCCGCTTGGCATCTTCATTTCAACGTATATCTGCCCGCGACCGAAGTAGCCATCGTTCTCGGCAGCTAGGCGGAACACCTTGCGGACGTTCAGCCGCTTTAGCTCAGCATCCAGTTGATCGAGTCGATCAGTCTTGTCGTCATCACCGATGCAGCGAAGGCTGATCCACTTGCGGGTCATCTCTTCAGCGATGGTGGCGACCATCTTGCGGTATTCAGGCAGCAGGGCCAGTTGAGCAAGGCGCGGATATCCGGGAAATGCCTGATAGCCAAGGCCTACACCAAAGCTGTTCAGGAACGCATAGGGCGTCTCGTCCATAGCCATCAGGCTTGCTTTCTCGCCTTCAGGCACTACGCCATGTGGTGGCTCGTAGCTCACGAACTCAGCCTCGGCAGGCTTTGCGCTCGCCTGCGCCAGCAGTTCGGCATTGATCTTCATCGCCTTGCGCTCAGGCTCAGCGATGACAGGCTCGATCTTGGGCGCAGCCTCTTTCTTGCTCCAGAACATCAGGCGCGCCTCAATAGGTCTTCGGAAATGCGCATAGGCGCCTTGTGTGTTGGGCTGAAGCACATGACGAAAGCGTCTGCCAAGTTGGGCGAAGGAACTGCACCACCGGGACGCTTGGGATTCGCCAGATCCTTCTTGCTCTCCACCTTCACGCGACCGTTATTGTCGAAATCGCGCTTGGGCGTGGACAGTTCGTCGATGATCTTTTCCAGGTGCGGGCAGTCGCTCGCAATACTGATCAACTCGTCATCCTTGAATTTCTCGCCCTTTTTCACAGCGTTGTAGGTGTTACGGAAGCGATCAGCCACCATCCACCACGCCTGGGCCTTGATGTTCGAGAACATGTCGCCGTTGGTGATGTCAGGTTTCTGATACAGCTTGTCAGGCAGATGCACCGCGCCGCCCGCATTGAATTTCTCGTAGCGGACAGGGTTGGGCTTGCCGTCATTCAGTTCTTTGAACTTGGCGCCTGACCCAGCACCAACCCCAATCGAGTCGTACAGGACCGATGCGCCGCGCTCACGGGCTGCGTTATAGGTCCGGGTGCAGGACTTGAGTAGTTCGTCTTCCTGGCCTTTCCACTCATCAGCCCAGGTAACGACAGAACCGTGTGCCGCTACGTTGGCGCAGAGGTCATTACCGCTGTCCGCCACGTCGAAGCCGACACGCTTAAAGCCTGACGCAGTGAAGCCAAGAACCTTGTGAGCATCAATAGCGGCCTGGATCCACGACCGCTTGATGATCACGCCGTCATCGTCTTCACGCGGCTCGCCTAGGTAGATATGCGCGTACTCGTCTTCGTCCTCAGCCTTGGCCGCCTCGATCACGTCGAGGATGGTCCGGCTCAGGAACGGGTTTTCGGTGTAGTTGATCTTGCGTACCACGGTCTGCGGCGGCGGATTAACCACAAAGCGCTTGTAGGTGAAGTCGGTGGACAGTTTCGGGTTGAAGATCACCCAAACCTGCGAGTGCTCTTTCCGAATGGTCGGCTCAAGGATCACCCATTGATCGGCGGTTAGGTTGTGCGCCTCTTCGATCCAGAGGACATCAACGCCTTCCAGCGACTTGATCTCGTCGATGTGGCGCCACAGTCCATAGAAGATGAACTCACTACCTGTACGGCGGTGGACGATCTTAGTGTCGAGAATCTTGAACTGCTTGGTCAGGCCGAATCGTTCTATCTGCGCCTTGATCAGCGTGTAGACCGATTCCTCGATCTTGTTCTGGAACTGGCGAGTGCAGAGAAAGCGAACTTTGTAGTTGCTGGCAAGGAACACAGCGAACCCAGCAGCGTCCCAAGACTTTGAAGATGACCTTCCGCCGTACAGAACCCGGTTACGCGCTGGCGTTTGCCAGAAGTCGCGCAGGGCCGGGTTAAGCGTTGCTGGCGAAGTCTCCATAGAAATGCCCGAGCCCCGCTGGTGCTTTGGTGTCTTCTTCAGGGTTGGCGTCGATGCTGTAGGCCTGGCGCTCAAGGAGGATCAGGTTCTTCAGCGTCTCGCCCAACTCCTTCATGGTCTTGGTCCGGGATGGGAGCGATGACATCTTGCTGGCCAGGGCGAGAACGTCGGACATATCCGCGCCGTCGTCGGAGTCTTTCAATTGCTCGATCAACTCTTTCAGCGTGCCTTGCTCTTCGGTCAAACCTTCCAGTTCACCAAACAACAGATTGGCAAGGCGGCGCGCCCTGCCGATGTCAGCCCGGTGTGCCATCCGTATGTCAGCGATGACCTTGGCGTTTGCATCAACGATCCCGCGCTCGGTTGCCAGTGTTTCCGTGGCAACTGATGTGGCAACCTCGGCTTTGGCAACCAGTGAATCGGCCTTGGCCTTGATCTTTGCCCGAAGGTCTCGCTCCCAGGACCCGGCCTTGGCCTTCTTCTGGATCGCGGTATGGGACACACCACAGGTAGCGCCGATCTCACGCACCGAAAGCAGGCCAGCCCGATAGAGCTGCTCGATGCGCTCCCAGTCGGGTAGTTGCTTATCGGTCATGGCTACTCTTCTTCAAATACTGGCGTCACGGTAAATGCATTAACCACATCACGATTGAAGGAAATGGTTTTCACACCCTCACCTTCCAGCATGTAGATGCACACGAAACCGTCTTTGATTCGCACCGGATCGACAAGAGTACTTTTGTACTCCATTGGCTCTTCACCCTTCGCGTGCGTCAGATGGATAGTGATCTTTGCGGCTACAGGCTTTGTCTTGGCAACCATGACGCCTCACTTATTCAAGTCGCCAGCCACATAGTCGCCGGTCATGTCAGCGCTGTTAGACGCCTTAGTGTGCAAATGGAGTAATGTGCCGATCTCGCGAGCGATGGCCTTCACGTCTTCTTCGGCAGTTGCCAGCAAAGAGGCGAACATCTCTTTCGCCGTGGCGTGAGCCGTGTGACTGATCGCAATGCCATCTACCTTGTCGGTGTTGACAGTTTGCGGGGCGATCACAGCGCCCTCTGCGGTGACCGGTGAATCTTTCTGATCAGACTTGGCCATTTCCATCTACCTCATGATTGTTTGCTTCTTCACGCAGCTTCGGCTGCTGGATCACTCGAAACACCGCAACCCCGATGCCGAGAGTCATGTTCACGGATGCAAAGACCAGAGGGTCTACCGCACCCTGGAACGCCGACCAGCCGGCGGCAGCCGCATTCAGGGCAACGCCGATGATCGCTAATTGAACGCTGGTCATGCGCCAGAACTTTCGCCACTCAGGGATTAGTGTCATGAGCTTTCTTCGCTGCGGGTAGTTGCTCGAGGCTTTCGGCGTATCGCTTCCATTCATCGCGACTCTTCAGTGCAGCCTTGAGTTGTTCATTCGGCTTGGCTGGCTCGCAAGCCTGACTGGTGTAGCGGTAAACCGTTGTGTGCGTGTCTGCCGGTCGAGCTGGCTCTGTCTGCGCGCAACCCGTGAGCAGCATGAAGATCAGTAGGCGATTCATCTCGGCCGTCCGTTCTTCACGAATTCTTTCAGGCTCTCGCCCATGTTGCCTATCTGATATTCCTGACGCTGATCTGATGTGCGAAGGGAATCGACTAACTTGTCTGTCGACTCCCTCGAGCGCTCCAAAGAGTCAACCCTCTGCCCGATCAGGGCTTGGTTAGTCTGGTAGGCGGCGAGCTGCATCTGGAGCGATCCAAGCGATCCAACCACGTACACAAACGCACCGATTGCGCCCGCCGACAGGATCGTTTGCAGTATCGGAACGACGACTTTGAACGCCGTGCTATCTGCAATGCGAGATACTTCTGTCATGGGGGCACCGGGGAATTAAAAGGGCCTCATTAGGGTGAGGCCAAGATGCAGCGAGGAGCATCGGAATAGAGGCAATAAAAAACCCCGCACGATGGCGAGGCTTAAAATGGGTGCAGATGGCCGGTGCTGATATCCGGCATTTCCAGTTCTTCAAGAGGCGGGATTCGAACCCGCAGGGTGACAATTGTCGCGCCAACTGGAGGGCAGCATGCGTCAATTCGCATACGGCACCGGACACAAGGCCGGTCGGGTATACCAGTTCCCCCACTCATGCGCATCAGCCTGCGCATTCATCTGCATAACAACAGCAACATAAAACCCGGCGCAGTTGCCGGGTTCAGGGTTTCGTGTGCGTTTCGCGTTACTTGTGCACTATGAGAAAAGTACGCGCAAAACCCCGTCATGTCAATATGATTATGCCGCTTCTTGATCTTTTTCCGAGTGGATCACCTGCCATAGTGGTTGTTGAGCCTGAATATCCACCTCCTTGATCACTTCTTTCAGGGATTCCCACAGGTCGAGCCAGTCACGCGTCCAGTTCTTCGGGTCGATGGTGACGCCGAAGAATGTCAGCATCTCAGCGGCAACACGGGCAGGCCCCCACTCTGCCGATCCGGCGACCTCACCCTTGTACGATTGCAGGGCCAGGGTAACCAGGTACTGCGCCTTCACGCGCTTGGCCGAAGTCAGGTCCGGCAGCGCCGCTTTGGCGGTTATCAGCAGCACCGCGTTCAACAGGTGCTTCATGTTCATCGCCGGGTGGTACAGGTAGTGCCCGAACTGTTGCATCTGGAATGGTAAGGTGTCGATGGCGCGCAGTACCTTGCCGATGGTGGCCAGGTGCGCGGCGCGAGCGGTGGAGCGGCCGGCGGGCGTACTGCGGGTCTCGCTGATGCTGATCTTTTGGCGCACAACCTGAATGCGCTCTTCCTTGTCATCCCCCAGCGCAGCGAACACGGCCTCGGCGCGGCGCATACGCTGCCCCTTCTTGATCGGTGCCGACTGCGCCTTGTCAATCGCAACAGCGCTGATAGACGCGTTCGATTCGTGCTGAGCTTCAGTCCATACCTGCCTTGCGTTGATCAGTTTCATGCCACCTCCCCCTTTTTCAATTCTCTTGTCTTCGCCCGGTAATGCGCTGTAAGTGCTTTCAAATCTTCCGCTGTGTACTTCTTCACCGACTGATCCGCCTCCAGCGCCTCGACCGCTTCAAGTCCGATCCGAGCTATCAAACCGACCCGGTAGTCGACGGCATTTCCAGAGAGAAACCGGTTATCCGCCTTGCTTTGTGCGTGACAGTTGCGCTCATCGAATCTGAGGTGCGGTGCTGCCCCTGTTGACCGATAGTGACCTGCATCTGTCTGGTTGCCGGACCAGTCCAATGGCCGACCGCTGGAGATGCACGGATGCCCCGCAACTTGATCGCGCCACCGAATGAACTCGTTAAATGCCTGTTGGGTGTCCTTCAAGTGATCCGACCGACTCTTCAGCTTCTCCTTTCGAACTTTGATCTCAGCTCGACCAACTTGGGCAAGCGCCTTTTTGGCCTTGGGCGCGTGCCGTGGGGCATCGATGATCGCGCAGGCCGGGCTGCACACCGCCTGGCCCATGCGCGAGGGCACGAATAAGGCCCCGCACTCTGCAACTCTGCATTTCTTCGGCTTGGTCGGCTTCCTTTCGATAGTCATACAGCCTCCTTGGCTTTCTGCCGATCATTGGCGAAGTTACCGCGCAAAGGCATCAGGCTCGTTTCTGCGAATGGCAGGCGATCTCCAATTACGCTATGAGCACACCACCAGCCCTTGCGCATTGCGGGAACTGGATGGCGCTTGGTGCTAAGGTTGTCGCCCGGGTTTATTGCCTTGTAGAGCTCAACAACACTCCCCGCAGGGAGGATGCTCAAGCCGATCATCGTCAGCGCCAGGTCGCCCGGCTTGAAGTTATGATTCATGCGTAGCTCCCGATCTGATCAGCAGCACTCAATGCCGCCTCTTCCGATTCAAAGTGGGCAGACAGGACCAGCCGCCAGCAAGCGTTGAACACGTCTCGATAAAGAGGCTCGAAAGCGGTGTCATCCATCGCAGACCAACTAATCGACTTGGCCTCCTTGCGCACGCCGTCGGGAGTGCGCACCAGGTGGAAGTGCCCAGCCTCGATAGTCACCCACTCGCGAAATGCCTCGCGGGACTTGTCTACCGCAGGAAATCGCTCGGCTCGAGCCGACTCAAGACCTTCGATGTATGCAGCAACGGCGTTCGAGAGCTGTCCCGGCTTTCCGCTCTGCGCCTCGAAGAACTTAGCTAGGCCTTGAATGCCGCGCATTTCCTGGCGCGGCACCAACCCGCCGACCGGCTCCCAGTACTCCCAGGCCAGATCCAACATGGAAAAGAACTTGCCGTGGAACTTGGCGTTGCGCATGCGGGTGAACTTGCCGTGGACAACCTGGCCAAGCTTCCATTTCTGGGTGACTTCGCGGTCGGCCTCGGTGGCGGGCACAAGGCCTTGGGCGGTGCGGATAAGGGCGAGCTCAGCCATGGCTCATCCCCTTCGCCACTGGGTTGGTCAGCCAATGCAAAGCCAGTGGCCCGCACGTGATAACCACCAGCATCAGCATTGGGCGCATGCCGCCGCCAACAAGAACGCCTATCACCGCATAGAGCGAGCAGACAAAAAATGCGACCTGTGTGCGAGTCATGGCTGCCCCCCCTTGCCCATGGCTGCGTCGATGGCAGCCTCGTATGCCTGGTCACACCCCGAGAATTCGCCTGGTGGGTAATCGAGTTCGACAAAAACTCTTTTCCCCTCCATCAGCGTCAGCGCGCCATAGGCACAATCGCGAGCGAATCGGTGGCGATCTGCATCGGCCCGATCCTTACGCCATTCATCACGCAGCGCCTGCGCCGCCGCGACCAGAGTTTCGTTCTCAGCCTTCAGCTCAGCATTCACCCGCTCATAGGCTTCGTAGCCGGTCTTGAGGCCGGCGTTCTCAGCAATCAGGGCCTTGACTACGACAGGGTTTGCAGCAGCAGCGAAGGCGCAGTTCGCCTCCGCTTCCGGAATGAAATTCTTGTTTCCCTCAAGGACTACGCAAAGACCCTCATCGGTTTCCGCGATTACTTGGTATGACGGGATGAAGGATTTTGCATCGTAATTTCCAGCGCGCCAGTTTCTTCCTTGTGCCGCCTCAGCCAGCCGATTCAGTTCTTCGTTCTGGCTCATAGCTTCACCTTCAGTCCTGCGCGCCGCACCAGGACACGAACGTCATCCAGCCACATGGCCCAGTCTCCGCGGTCATCGGGGCTGACGCAGTTCGACATGTGAGACAGATCAATCACCAGCGCCTTGCGCGATGCCTGCCATGCCCACCAGCAATGCTCAATCGTGGTGCTTTGGTAGTCGCCAGTGGCAAACCTGCCCATGTTTTGATTGGGGTATTCGCTCAGCACCGAGTCTTCAAACTCTTCACGCATCTTGTCGCTCATACCCGCTTCTCCTGCGCTTCCGCGATAAGGTCCTTGGGCACGCTTACAGTGTCGCCAGCGGATTGTTGAGTCTTGATCAGATCGGCAGCACGAACAGCGATCGAGAGCGCCTGAGAATTTGTTTCATCGTGCTCAAGCATCCTCGCGATGTGGAATGCGTCTTCTGGGGAGACTGGGCCCGAAAGCTCCGCGCCCAGGTAGTGATCAAGCTCTTCGCTCGCCCCGTATTCGGTCAGCGTGTACTCGAGCAGGCGACCGCAGGTTTCACAGTGACAGCAGCCGTCATTTTCTTGATGCCATCCGCCATCGACGTATTCAGCACGCCCTGCTGCGACCTCAGCCTCTGCGCATGGCCGGCAGTAGGACGGACCCTGGTCGGCGTCAGCTCCACCAATCCAGTGAGGGAATGGGACATCCAGGGAGCTCGCGTGCGCACTCAGAACCAGCAGCGCCGCGCCCGACAGGTCTTGCGTCTTCACTTCTACGAATTCAGTCACGTTCGCTACCTCAAGGGATTTGCGTAGTTGTGCTGGGTTTGCTCGTTTCATCAGAAGCGCTCCTTGCTGCCATAGCGACTAGACAGCGGGGTCACCTTTGATGGCGCTACCTCGGCTGGCTCAGGCTTCCAGCCGGCGGCTAGATTCTCGAATCGGTTGTATTGACCCAGGAATGCGGCTCGAACGGTGCCGGTTTCGACATCGCGACCCTTGCCGATGATGATTTCGGCGATGCCTTTGTGTTCGCTGTTCTCGTGGTAAACCTCATCGCGGTACACGAAAAGGATCACGTCGGCGTCTTGCTCGATCGCGCCAGACTCACGTAGATCCGACGGCACCGGACGCTTGTTGGGGCGATCTTCGCATTTTCGGGAGAGTTGACTGAGCAGCACAACCGGGATTCCCAGTTCGCGAGCTAGGAGCTTGCAGCCACGGCTGATGCTGCTGACCTCTTCAGTGCGATTGCCGCCCTCGCCTTCCATGAGCTGGAGGTAATCAATCATCAGGATGTCGAGGCCGTAGCGCATCTTTTGGCGCCGGGCCAGTGAGCGAATGCGTGCTACGGTGGCTCCAGCCCGGTCAGCAATGAACAACTTGGCCTTCTTGATCTTGCCAACCGCTACGCTCAGGCTCTGCCCGTGCTCCTGACTTGCCGTGCCGTTCTTGATCAGATTGAGCGGTATCTTCCCCTCGGAAGCGACAGCCCGGTCAATCAACTGGCCTTTGCTCATTTCCAAACTAACGACTAATCCCGATTTTCCCTGTCGCACAGCGGCGTCAATCACAAATCCCATCGCGAGTGTGGTTTTGCCCATGGCTGGGCGGCCCGCCACGATTATCAGTTGTTCAGGCTGAAGACCTCCCAGTTTCTCGTCCAGATCAGTCAGTCCCGTAGACATCCCGATCAGGGTTTGCCCGCTAGCGAATCGGTCGTGCCGGTCCTGCCAAACTTCCAGTTGGTCAATCAGGGCGTCCGAAGCCTTGACCACCTCGTCGGCGCCGGAACCGCTGTCAATCGCCATAGCAGCCGCTTGGATGGCGGCGATCTTGGCCTGGGTATCCTGGTCGCCACGGGCAATGTCCATGGCCTGGCTGCCGAGGTCATACAGGGCTCGGTCAATGGCTCGCTCACGAACGATCGAAGCGTAGGTGCTGGCACTGGCAACGCTCGGGGTGTTCTTGACAATCTCGGCGCAGTAGGCAAAAGCCGGCGATCCACCGGCTAGGGTTCCGATGTAATCTCCAACGGTCAGGAAGTCAACCGCCTGCCCAGCGGAACGAACAGCCATGATGCCGTGGAAGACTTCAGCGTTCTCAGAGAAGTAAAACGACTCAGCGGACAGATCGTCGCTCAGGGTGTCGATCAACTCAGGCCGCTGCATCATGGCGCCTAGCAGACCGTGTTCTGCCTCGATGCTGTAGGGATCACGCACGATAGTTGCCCTCCACGACTTTCACGAAGTTGGACGGGCAGATCAGCCAATCGAAACTGCACCGGAAAATCTTGCCGTTCGAGCCGGGCGTTTTTCCAGTCAGGAACGGGCTCTCCTTCACGGTTCCGAAGTAGTCCCTCCAGAATTCGTAATCCTGGTGGACAGGACTCTCGTTCCAGCGATTTTTGATCTTGGCTTCTCGATCCTTGTTGATCATCACGACCTGAGGCAACTCCGTGAGGATCTCGTTGAACAGACCGACGATTACTTTTGCCAAGCACTTCGGCTTCGAATTGGGTTGGCGTTCTGGCTGGCCAACAAGAGGTGATGGTTCACTTTGCGGTTCTATTACGGTTCTGGGTGCACGTGGTGCGGGGGTATCTGTCGTGACGTGCGGGGGTGGTGGCGCATCTGGTGCGGGGTGCATTTCCTGCGGGGGTGAATATGCTTCGGGGGTAAGGGTGTAAATTGTCGAACGCCCCATGCGCTCGCGCGCAGTAAGGATTTTCGCCTGACTGAGCCACTTAATGGAGTTCTGAACGGCGCGCTCAGAAAGGCAAGTGCGGATAGAAATCCGCGCAACCGAAGGCCAGCACACGCCCTCATCGTTTGCGTTGTCGGAAAGGGATATCAGGACGGCCTTCTGTGTTGGGCTCATGCCCTGGAGGGGCCAGCAGGCGCTCATGATTATTGTGCTCACCAATCTAGCCCCTCTGTTGCCTTGGCTGGACTCACCAACGTCATAAGCCTCGTTACAGGCTCTTGCCGTGGAATCAGCTCTAGGATGGTTTCTTTAAGTCCGGCAGCGGCCCCTGTCATCCAGCTGTCAAAGGCGAGCTTCTTAGATGTCTTGATTGAATCGCCATCGCGCCATATTCGAGCACCCGAAAACTTCAGCGCAGCGAGCAATGCCATGGCTTTTTGCTCCGTGCTGTTTGCGCAGAAGAAAGCGCTCATCAATCGCGCGCGCTCACTCTCTTCGACGCCATCGGAGGTATGGGCTACTGGGTCGGCGTACTGATCGAACATCTCAACGATGTTGCGGTAGTCGACCCGAAAGAACTCGCGCGAGGCGTTGATCCGCTGGGATGAGAAATGCCCATGAATTTCACGCTCAACCGAAAGAGCGTTATCAACTTCGCCATAGCAGAGGATCTTGAAAGCAAGTGGGGCGCTGGTTGAGCTGGAAAGCTCAAAGCAACGCTGGCTTGGCGCGCGCTCGGTCATGCCGATCTTGTAGATGCCTGGCATGGCTTCGCTGGCGAGGCAGTAAATGAATCCGTAGTTCATGCCGCGCCCCCAGACAATGAAGCCCTCAGGTGATCGAGACATTCGCGACGGAATTGATTCTTGGCTTCCTTGGTGTATTGAAACCGAACCATCCGAACAGCATGCATCGCAGCAGATATGTGATAGTTACGTTCGTGCGCCACGTTTTCAGATTGCGAAAAACGTGGCGCGAGATTGTTGAGGGTATTGCCGGCATCTATTGAACTGTGCATAATCAGCTCCAGACGTTACTTGTATGTGCTGCACAAGAAGCCAGGCCGCGAACCTGGCTTTTTTGTGCCTGCGATTTGTCATTTTTCACTTTTGAGTCCCTCTTTAGGGGCTAATTGGTACAGCCTGGCTTTTGGGCGCCTCATTAGAGACGGCCCCCCCATTGCTAAAAACTCGATAGCAATTGCTTCGAGCGCTTCGTCGACGCCGACCCCACTTTTCAAGGCGAAGGCAGCGATCTTTCTCTTTGCACCATCGCTCAGGTGCTCATATTCGATTTCAGGCACGTGACCTCCAAAGGGCCTCTATGCAGCGCTAGACTGTTTGTCGTTCTTGTTGAGCGCTTCGATTGCGCCGTTCTCAACAGCCCACTCGATCATTTCGTACAGATATGTGGCGTGCTGCATCTCAGCGCGCTCTGCTGCGCGACTGAGAATCCGGTCGAGTGTTTTGTTGAAGCGCACCTTTCGGGGCGTGTCTCGCTTATGCGATTGATCGGCGTACATTTGCTGTTCCTTGTGACTGATAAAGGGGTTAGGCGGCGGAGAGTGCTTGGCTGGCCGCAGACTGAATCTGCGCCCACGGAAAAGATGGGCAGAGGTCGGCGCGATCAACTGCGCCTCCGGTCAATGCCTCGATTTCAATTGCGCGCTTGGCGGGAACGGATCGCTCGCCAGAGCACCACTGGTTGACAGTGGGCGCAGCAACCCGCAGGCGGCGCGCCATTTCCGCTTGGCTGCCGAGCAAGCGGGATGCTTCTTTGGCTGCTTCTGCTGGCTTCATGAGTTGTCTCCTGGAGATGTTGCGGTGAATATAAGGCATTACCTTATCTACAACAAGCCATTGCCTAACCAATATTGCTACGGGCCTAATTAGGCAATGCTTACCGGACCGGAATTAGGCGCCGCCATCGAGGCTGCGCGGATCGCCAAGGGCGTATCAAAAAAGCAGCTCGCAGACGACTTCGCAGTGAAGCCTCCGTCGATACAGGGCTGGGTGAAAAACGGCAGGATCGATAAATCGAAGCTGATGGACGTGATCGACTATTTTTCAGACGTGGTCGGGCCGGACCACTGGGGTTTACGTCTGGGCTTCGCATACTCGGAAGAAGCACTTGAGGCTAGGAAGCTTTTCTGCGGCGGAGCGGAAAAGTCGCCGGTGTCGTCTGCGGCCGATAAGGTTCGTCATATGCTGGAAGGCAAGGCCTTGGACGATGATCGTTTGCAGAGGATTCTGGCGATCGCCGAGGGAGACGAGCCAGTGGGAACTGTCAGCGTTCTAGCGAACGATGCGTACAGGCTCGGCAAGGTCGGCGACGAGGTGTGGATTGCCCATTACGACATTCGCGGCGCTTTGGGTGGTGGTGAGGTCGCCCACGACTATCCGGAAATGCTTCAGGATGTGCGCGTCAGCCCTTCCCAGCTTCGGGCGATGGGTGTTGAGTTCAAAGAACACTTCCACCTGAAGATGGTGACAGGTTGGGGTCAGTCGATGGCGCCAACCATCAAGGATCGCGACCCGCTACTGGTCGACATCACGATCCGGGAGTTCACGGGTGATGGCATCTACCTCTTCTCCCACGACGAAATGCTGTACGTGAAACGCCTGCAAAAGAAAGGCAAGGATCGCTTCAAGATGATCTCGGACAACAAGCACCACGACCCCGAGGACATACGAGTGGATGACACCCACATCCTAGCTCGCGTGCTTTACGTGTGGAACGGGCAGCCGGTGTGACGCTATGACCCTCACTAAACGCTACCAACCGCTGCGCCGCGACCTGAAAGAGGCTGCGGCATTCTCAAGTAGTCGGGAGTCGATCTGATGAAGGGCGCCGTGCGACTGTCTGAGGATGGCCAGTAAGATGAGGTTAGGGAGTTGCTGGAGATCGCGGCGAGTTACCTGGCTGTCGAGGGATATGCAGATGAGGTGAAGAGGGAAGCATTTCGAGAACGCAGTAACCAATCGGAATAAGTGAATATACAATTCAAGGATGTGAAATGAGCGGCGAAGACTCTAACGTTTCTTTTGAAGATGTTCCGGTGCTAGCTGACATTGAGTCGATTGTCTGCCGCCCAAAATATCAATCCTCTCTTTATTTTGTACCCACACACAAGGACAGGAACTTTGGAAGCATCGTCGCCCCTTACCATCTAAATGGAAAAACGATTAAGTGTGGAATATCGGACTGCGGAAAGCCGCACTTACACGGCTACCTTATTACTACTAGTGACGAACAAGAAACAAACATAGGCAAAGACTGCGGTACAAAGCATTTCAAAGCAGACTTCTCGTCAGAAATGAAAAGGCATGATGAGCTATATAGCAGAAGACTCAAAGTAAATAGGATACTTGAGCTTAAGGCAGTTGCTCCATCAATGCTCGCGACAATATCCAGCCTACAACAACAATATTTATTTCTTAAATCGCTTCGCTTCAAGCTTCGAGGGGCATTTTCTGCGGCTGACAGCAGCCGGCTTGATCATAAACTAAAAACCCGAGATCCAGGGCTCTATAGGTATGAAGCTAGATCCCTAGCCGAGAGAGAAGCTTATCTTGAGACCAACCCTGCGGCGAAGAAGTCGGGTGCTGTGCCACCAAAACAGATAAAGATTGGCGAAATAGCGGGATTCAGCTTTTTAGGCGCTTCTTACAAGGACGAAGAGATATTTAACTTTATTAATCCATTAAAAAACGTTATAGCCGCAAGCGAAGTTGAAATACATCAATGGCGCGCAGGGGAAATTAGCAAAACTCACGCATGGATTAGTTTAATCCCAAAAGGCGTCGCTCGTATTGAAAGCCTTATTTCTAGCGGCAATGATTTTTTCACATCCAAGAATCTTGAAGATCTTTTGCTAATAGGGATTTCAAAAGACAGCCTATCTCCAGCCATAAGTGAGATACGAAGGGTCATGTCTCTTTCTGGACGGAGATTGTAGCGCTTTCTATTTTGGCATTAGATAGCTTTTGGCAAAGATTGCTCATAAGCTCCGGCGATGGAAGTCCAACCCAGAGCAGGGCCTGCTCATGATGTAGTGGTTCGTAAGTAGCGAATAAATAGAACCCTGGCTCATCACCTAGGTTTTTCCATGTCGCAACCATAAATCCTTCGCATGGGCTGTAGATTAGGCACTCCTGATAATCTCTTGGCTTGCATAACGAGGTAAGGTTTAGGCTCTGAACCGCTGGGGTGGATTTCATCTATCACCTTTAGGAATCTATTCTTAAAAATGCATTCCTTAGTAGAATATACCAAAATGGCTCCGGAGCAGGGTCTCTTACATATGACTTCCCCGCCATAACCTGTAGCCCGCCACTGAGCGGGCTTTTTAGTGCCCGTCAGAACGGGGCCAACTCCTCTTCAGGCTCAAACTCAGCCTCTCCTTTTCCCGCCGTATCCAACTCCTGTTGCTCCCATCTCACCGTCACGCTGCCGTCGTCATTGAGCGTCAGTTCGAGTTCGTCAGTTTCAGCGATCACGCTAAGCACTTCTTCCCATTCCCGATCACCGTCCGTGTCCAGGCGATGAACAGTTACCTCACGCCGCTCCTGCGCGATCGGATGATTGATCATCGATGAAACTCGCAGGCTGAGCCGCTCTATCCCGGTCATACCGCTGGCTTGTGGTGGTTTTACATTTCCGTGGACTGCCATAAACATCTCCTTAACAAATACTGTATATAAATACAGGATAGGCAAAGCTTAACGTCTCGATCTGGAAATGCAACCCCCTCAGCCGCTGACTTTCGCCGGAGAAGAAATTTGAAAATAATTAGGCATTACCTATTTACAGAAATTAGGCATTGGCTTATCGTTCACCCATCGCAGCGACACAGCCACTGCGAAGGGCCTCGAAAGGGTCCGCTCCGATTCGGAGTCGCTCTTTAAAAATTCAGAACACGATCCTGCTGCGGAAATAACAGCGGGGCCGCCTGTCCGGCAAGGACAGGGAGGGCCGATGCAAAGGCTCTGTCAAAAACTAACGATTGGCCGCTACGCCTCTACTGGAGACCGGCGATCTGATCTGACCTACCGCCACGGGAGTGACTTTGGCGCTGGGAGGAAACGCAGGGAGAACCTGCGGCAGACGAGGGATACCGAACTGGCGAATGACCCAGATATGCGTAGCGAGACAGATTTCCTCGATGCCCTTCTTACGAGGGGTATCAGGGAAGTCAAACCGGGGTAAGGAAATGAACGAAGAACAGATTGAGCGAGTTCGACAGATTGTTCTTGAGCTGTCTGAAAAAAGCGGCACCAGTTTTGATACCGCCTTTGAGTCAGCTATTGGCGTAATGAGGTATCACGCGATTGATGTTGTGCCCTGGGGCAAGTCAGCCGCCGGCGGGTCAGGCCTCGTAAAGGAATGCTGACCACTCACTCCCTTCAACACGGCATAGAAAAATTGAAGCAGCGCCTCGCGAAGTAAGCGGATCAGAAATAGATTTGACTCTGTCTCTCAATACAGAGGTGCTTAGGGCGCTTGCTCCAAAGTACGTGCCTATCGGCATGTCATAAGTTTTTCCGTCATCAAACTTAACCGTCCGCTTCAGGCCTAAAGCAGCCATTTTTTCGTGAAGATCGGCGTAGTCCTCGCCATCGGCCCTGAACAGCTCAACTCGAGCCATGTATTCCGCCATAACTGCATTCCTTGTTTCGACTGTGGAGGTCGAAGCATATGGGTTTCCCTCGACTGTGGAAAGCGAGGAAACAGGGAGCCTGCCCCTGTAAAAACAGGCGACCACATTCGATTCAAGCCGGTGACCGACGCCAGTAGCGGGCCACGGCGGAAAGTTTCACTGATGCGCCTGGTGACGGGTGCATTGGGAAAACAACCGAGGCAATGACCATGCTCAATATCAACGAAGCCGAACTGAAAAAATCCATCGTGGCAAATGTCGCCGACCAGTTGCTGCGAGAGGACGAAGACCTCTCCGAGATGGTCGCGAAAGAAGTGAAGAAACGCATCGACAAAATCTTCGACGAGCGCGTGACCTCGCAGATTCAGAAGGCGATCGACGAAACCATCAACGGTTCGTTCGAGCGTGAATATCGCCGGGTGAATCAGTGGGGTGATCAGGAAGGGCCGTCCACCACGCTCCGCAAGGAGCTGGAAACAACCGTCACTGCTTACTGGAACTGCAAGGTGAACCCTGGCGATGGCAAGCCAGCATCCAGCTCGTACAACACTGTGACGCGCGCCGAATGGCTCATGACCAAGATCTGCGCCGAGGACTTCACCAAGCAAATGCAGACCAGCGTCAACGCTGTGACTGGCGCACTTAAGGACGGCCTGCGTAACCAGTTGGCCGGCCAGATGGACATGATGTTGAACAACCTGTTCCACATCAAAAGCCTGCAAGACCAGGGCAAGGTCGAGAAGCCGTACTGAGCATCACTTCTGCCCATTCACTGGGTGGGCAGATGGATGTGACAGGCCTCAGTTGTTCTCGTTTTCTTCGGCCACTCGTCGCTCTTCGGCCAGCTCCGATTTTGCATCCTTCAACAGAGCAATCAGGTCGTCGACCTCTTCGTCAGCAAAAATCAGCACGTGCTCTTCACGGCCCCCCTGATCCTGTTTGATGCAGATGTTCCCGGCGTCAGAGATGTACACCTCTGCCCCGTATCGCGGCTCAATTTTTCCAACCATGGAGTGCACCTATGCGATTTACCTACGAAGTGAAGGGTGGAATGTACATCTACAAGGGTCCGAGTGGTCACGGCGGAATTGCTTACTCCCTCGAGCAAATCAACAAGCGGCTAACAAAAGCTTACGGCGCCGCCGGCTACGAGCTGGTGAAGTCCTGACCAACCAGCGCCACGACAGCCTGTCGTTAACTGCCCGATCCTCTCTATGAGAGCGCACAGTCTGGAGGGTACATGAAAAAGCAGCGTCTTGTTTATGGCGTTGGCCTGAACGATGTCCCGATGTCGGCAGGCCGGGCGGAAAGCAACAGATTCAAGCACGACCCGATCTATGCAAGATGGTCTGACATGCTCATGAGGTGCTACTCGGAGCGATACCAGGCCAAGTACCCAACCTATCGCGGCTGCACGGTCGTGGAAGAGTGGAAGAGGTTCTCCGCTTTCAAAGGCTGGATGGTCACTCAGCGCTGGGAGGGAATACATCTCGACAAAGATTTTCTGGTTCCCGGCAATCGGGTCTACGGACCGGATACATGTGCGTTCATACCACAGTGGTTGAACCTCTTCTTCGGCACCAATCAGGCGACACGGGGCGAGTGGCCGATAGGCGTTGCCTGGGTCAATTGTAAGTGCGACAGGAAGTTCGCCGCATCCCTGAATGTCGATGGCCTGCGCGTGACACTTGGCAGGTTCCACACCCCGGAAGAGGCGAATCAGGCCTACCGGGAAGCCAAGCACCGCGAGCTTCTAAAGCGGATTGAGCAGTACAAGGCTTGCGACTCTCAGGATCCTCGGGTTCTCACCGCCTTGAGTGATCGCGCAAGAGAGTTGCTTGCCAATGAATTGGTCGGCTTCCAATAGCGGCCATAGATGCGGACGAAACTGCGGCCTATAACCGCCCACCTGCATTGCAGATGAACCGCCGAGCGCGGGAATTGCCCATCCGTCCCCGGATACCTGATCGCGGCTAGAGCTGAAAGCGCGACGAGGTGATAACGCCGGGAGCAGGAACGGTTCGCCTAGCCTGCCATCTGCACAATCAATAGGTGGCCACTGCCTGCCCAGTGAGCGAGCAATAGGAGCTACCGACATGAAGTAGCCGAACGATTCACCTGCGTGGCGCAGCAAGCCTGAAGGCTGCGCCCAATACTCATACAGGCAGCGGACAGTAGGTCGTCGATGTCACCGCGCATCGGCCGGAATTCCGGTAGGCCACCCCAGCGCACCAGGACAACTTGACGCTGCAAACCCAGGCCGTCGCCAGTAGCGGGCCTGGGGCCTATCTCTCAATCGGAGCCGCCACATGGAAAAGCTTCAAGTCCAAACGGACAACGGCTGGACCTTCGTCTTTTGCTTCATCGGGAAGACGTTGAAAACGACTGACAACCGCGACCATGCCCTTCCGCGCAAATGCCCCGAACTTGCGGGCAGAATTCTTGAGGAATTCGAAAAGGAATTCCCTGAACGGAAATTCCGGCTGGCCTGATCGGGCCGGCTGCACCCTCCTCCCGACACCACCCGCATGCACTCCCCTCCGCGCCCATCGGCAACCAGCGGGAGGCATGAGTGTTGAACGAATACAGGTGAACCAAATAAGCGGAGCAAATCATGAGTAAAGAAATCAGCTTTCTCGCACAACAGGTTTCTTCGGAAGCCGGTTATTTCCAAGACCGACAGCGCCACTACATGACAAAGGTTTCCGCCACGCTGGCAAGTATTGAAGAGAGTGAAATCCTTGCTGAGTTCACACCTGAAGAGATTTTGCAGGTGCACGACCGTGACGCATTCCTTGAGCTGATCGGCGAGGAATATGCCTGCAATTATTTCCTCGTTGCGCCAGAAGATTCCCCCTTTTAACCGGGCGAACCAACGAATGGAGAGAGTCATGAGCAAAGATGATGGCGGGCCGGCCTTTCCCGCGCCCGAAGCCGCTGTTGCACGATTTGGCGATGCCAATGCCGATGCATTCCTCGGCATGACCCTGCGCGATTACTTCGCAGCCAAGGCGCTTGCTCCAGCATTTCCCGGCATGAGTACCCGCGACGTGCAGTACGCCGCCGAGTCTGCGTACGCAGTTGCCGACGCAATGCTCGCCGCCCGTTCCGCCCAACCCCAAACACTGGAGGTCGCCATGAGCGATTTCGGATATTGCGAGGGCGACGCGTGCGCCCGTGATGGCTGCGCAGGCGTCATCGAGCTGGAGCAGGTAAAGGACTGTAGCTGCCATTTGAACGCGCCATGCTGGCGTCATCAGGAAGCCGATATGTGCTGCACGAAATGCGGATGGCGGGCTGCTGATGATCCTTTGTGCGTTCGCGAAATCGCAACCATCAGCATGGGCGATCTTCCCCGCATAGAAACAAGGCCTCGCGTCCTTGATCCCACAAAAATCGACTGGGTGGCAAAGCTCCACAGCAGCAGCTCCATGATCAAGGAGGGCGTCTTCCCAATCGGAACGCTTGTCTCGGATGTGGAGAGGGTGGTGCGCGGCACCTTCGGCGGCAGATTCGAACGCTTCAACGAAGACACCGGCCACTTCAAGTACATCGCTTACACCGACTGATCCGGCACTCTGGAGGCGACCATGAACGCAGCATTGAAGATATGCCAAGGCCGTTACGACGCGCAGTTGCCGCCCCCAGTGAGCGAGTCGGCCGTAGAGATTGCACGCGCCGAGTGGCTGTACAACGCAACAGAGCAGCTTGTCCGCTTCCGCACTGATGTGAAGTTTCAGCGCTGGATGAGAAAGTCGCAAGGCGTGACCGTTGCTCAACTGGCTCTGGCGGTAGATGAGCATGTGAATAGTCGTCTTGAGGACTGCAAAGTCAGCTCCTCGGCGCTTGGCTGGCTGCTGTTAACCGCTGGCGACAAGCCCGACAAGAGCGCGATCTCCGAACTGCTCGGCCCAAGCGACAATCATTTCGGAAAGCTTGGCGAAATCGCCGAGAGCTTACTCCGACCCCTTTTCGATGACGCACTTGCCGCCCAGGCCGAGGATGACTCGTTATGAGCCCCCACGTCTTAATCGGACAAGAGCTTGAAGCGCTTGAGAGCCCGGAAACGCTGATCAGTTGGTCAGTAATGATTCAAAAAACGCTTTCAGAAATGATGCTGGACGGACGCCTCAGCGTCGAAGAATTCAATCACTACTGCTGCCGACTCAACAAGATTGTTGAGAAGCGCAAGGAGTTGTTATGAGCACATCACCAGTTAAATCACTGATCGACGAACAGATTGAAGAGATTGAGCGAGCGCTTATAGTCCTTGGGGCTGGCTTGCCGCGTGATCTACCCGTTTCGGCACTGCCGCCAAATCTTGCTGAAGCAATTAAGGGTGGGCGGATTGCCGTAAGGGCTCGAAAGCAGGTGGCGCCATGAGGGTTTTATTCTGGCTTCTAGCCGCCGCCGCTCTAGTTCTTCTTCTGCAATACAGTCTTTTCAAAGAAAACGGTGAGCCGAGACAGATTATTTCGTCTGAGCATGATGCAAGGGTTGGCCCATGACCTCGCATCAGCGCACTCGCCGACTTTTGATTTTGCGCGGCTCATTCACATCTATCGCATTCTTCACTCTCTTGATGTTGCTCAGCGCTCTCGCTGATCGAATTACTTCGTAGGAATCAATCATGCAAATCGATCCTCGGGCAAACGCCCCTGAGCGTATTGCTGCGCCCGCACCGCTGCCTCACATCAGCCGCCGCGCACTCAAGCGCGTGAAAAACCCACTTCCGGCGCCGACCGAATGCCGGTACTGCGGTGACGACGTGAATCTGGTGCGTAATTCTGAAATCTACAACGGGCGCAGCTATGGAGACTGGCCGTTTGCGTACCTATGCCAAGGCTGCCGGGCATATGTAGGCCTGCATCCGGACACGGACGTGCCGCTGGGCACCCTGGCCGACGACAAGCTTCGAGCAGTGCGCAATCGCAGCAAATCAGTATTCCACGATCACATCAAGGTATCCGCTCTGGGCAGGTCTGCCGCTTACAAGTGGCTCGCCAGCCAGATGGGCATCGATGTGGGCGTCTGCCATTTCGGCTGGTTCGAAGCCGAGGCCTGCGCGCAAGCGGAGGTGATTGTCAGGAAGGCCGCTACGCCGACCGCCATGGCCAAGGCATTCGCCAAGGCTCAATAACCCACAACTTTCAACGCTGCGCGTGTCGCGGCAGGGAGTCACCGTGTCCGCAGTAATGAAGCAGGACGACAACACGCCTGCGATGTCGGAGGTCGCGCTCGTTGAAGTGCTGAGCAGCAGCCTCTATCCCGGCGCCGAAAAGAACTCAGTCGTGATGGTGTTGGCTTACTGTCAGGCGGCGCACCTGGACCCAATGTTGAAGCCGGTGCACATCGTTCCGATCTGGAACTCGAAGACGAAAAAGATGCAGGACACTGTGATGCCTGGCATCGGCCTGTACCGCATCCAGGCAGCGCGCACCGGCCAGTACGCTGGAATCAGCGAACCTGAATATGGCCCTCCAGTAACGGCCAAGTTGAGCGGCGTCGAAGTCACGTATCCCGAATGGTGCCGCGTCACGGTCAAGCGGCAGATGAGCAACGGCCTGGTTGCCGAATACACGGCCAATGAGCGCTGGCTCGAAAACTACGCGACGTCGAGCAAGGACACTGCGGCGCCCAACGCCATGTGGAAGCGCCGAGCATTTGCCCAGCTTGCCAAGTGCGCGGAGGCCCAGGCCCTGCGAAAAGCTTTTCCTGAAGTCGGTTCGGCCCCCACCGCCGACGAGATGGAAGGCAAAGCATTCGAGGAGCCGGCGCGCGATGTCAGCCCACGACAGAAAGCCCAGCCTGAACCGGAAGCGTTGCCCGCCTACTCCGACGATTTGCTGACCGAGAACATCGTGAAGTGGCAGCCACTAATCGACTCGAACCGCACCAGCCCTGAACACCTCATTGCGACCATCAGCAGCAAGTACACGCTGAGCCCGGCGCAGATTGAAAAAATCACCAACCTCAAGGCCCTCGATGGAGACGCAGCATGAAAATTCACAACGTAGCTCAAGGCTCCGCCGAGTGGCTTGCCCTTCGCGCCAAGTTCCGCACCGCCTCCGAAGCCCCGGCAATGATGGGCGCATCGAAGTACCAGACCCGCACCGATCTGCTCGCAGCCAAAAAAACCGGCATCACGCCCGATGTCACGCCGTCTCAGCAGTTCATCTTCGACAAAGGCCACGCCACTGAAGCGCTAGCCCGCCCACTGACTGAGGCGTTGATCGGCGAAGAGCTGTATCCGATCGTAGCGACCGAGGGCAACCTGCTGGCTTCCATGGACGGCGCCACGATGCTCGGCGAGACCCTGTTCGAGCACAAACTGTGGAATGAGTCGGTCGTTGCCCAGGTGAAGGCTGGTGACCTGGCTCCGCACTACTACTGGCAGCTTGAGCAGCAACTGCTGGTGAGCGGCGCTGAGCGGGTCATCTTTGTTTGCTCGGACGGCACGCCGGAGAACTTCGTGCACATGGAGTACCGGCCTGTCGCCGGGCGCGCGGCCCAGTTGATCGAGGGCTGGAAACAGTTCGACGCAGACCTTGAGGTATTCGAGCCGCAGGCCACCGTGATCGAAGTTGTAGCGGCCACAATCGAAACCTTGCCAACGCTGTCCGTTCAGCTCGAAGGTGCGGTGAAATCGTCCAACCTTCCAGCATTTAAAGCCACTGTGATGGCTCGCATCCAGGCCATTAACACCGACCTGCAGACTGACCAGCACTTTGCTGATGCGGAGGAAATGGTCAAGTTCTGCGACAAGGCCGAAAAGAACATCGACGTCGTTAAGGTGAATGCGCTGGCCCAGACAGCGAGTATCGACGAACTGTTCAGGACGCTGGATACAATCCAGGAAGAGTTGCGGAAAAAACGCCTGATGCTCGACAAGTTAGTGAAGGCACGCAAAATCAGCATCCGCGACGACATCGTGATGGATGCAAAAAAGTCGCTTCAAGCGCACGTTGACCAAATCAACGCGTCGCTGGGCGGCAACGCGCGCATCCAGGCAATTCCTGCCGACTTCGCCGGCGCCATCAAGGGCAAGAAGACGATCAGCAGCCTGCGCGATGCCGCCAACTCCGAGCTGGCTCGGTCGAAAATCGCTGCCAGCCAAAGCGGCGACAGCATCCGCGTCAATCTCAACAGCCTCACCGAGTTGGCCGCCGACTACATGTTTCTGTTCAATGACGTGCAGCAGTTGGCCCTGAAAGCGAACGACGACCTGGTGTTGCTGATCAATGCGCGAATTTCCGAGCATCAGAAAGCCGAAGAGGTGAGGGCCGAGGCACAGCGCGAACTGATCCGCAAGCAGGAACTGGAGCGAATCGCCGCCGAGCAGGAAGCCGAGCGCCTGGCGGCCATCAAGCCAGAACCGGTCGTGGAGAAAGTGGCGACACCTGAGCCTGTCCGCACCGCTCTGGTCAAGGCCGCGCCCGTCGGCCAGGCCACAAAGCCTGTGGCGAGCCACACGGTGGAGCAGGTAGCTCTGCAGGCCAGCGTGACGGACTTCGAGGCTCTGGTGAAAGCAGTGGCTTATGGTCAGGCGCCGATCACCGTCCTTTTGGTCAACTGGGAAGCGCTCGACGCAATGGTCGCGGAACAAGGATCAACCTTCAGCATGGCCGGGGTGACACTGGCAAAGGCGGCAGCATGATCAGCAACCACCTCAGCCTGGTCGAGCATCATCGGCCAAAGGCGGACGCCATATCCGAGCAGATCGCCCAGTTCCTTGCAGCCGGCGGCCATATCGACGAGCTGCAAAGCCCGCCGCGCAATCCGATACCGCCGCCCCGCTCCACCCGGATAGACCCTGAAACGATCCTCAAGCGCAAACCCAGGCCTCTGTCGCTGGCCGAGCGCCGCGCCCTACGCAAGATGGCGGACTCGCTATGAAGTCGAAACGCAAACCCAACAACGGCTTTGTCCGGGCTGAACGCAGTTGCCGGGCGCTGCTGCGCACCAACCACGTCGCGGTGGTGAACATCGACCCCAGCGGCACGCAGATCATGGCGAACTGGAAGAGCTGCAAGCAGATCCGCAGCCTTGCGGTCGCCAATGCCATTTTCGATTTCTCCTACCACTGGACGATCTACATCGCCGCCATGTGCCGAGACGAGCGCGGCGCCGAGTACATCAAGTCGGTGGAGATATCGCCCGAGGGCATCTACAAGGTCGAGCGCCTGACGGATGCCATAGAGCATTACTACCTGGAGCTGCGCGAAAGCTGCAATCCAAACCACCTGATGGCGTCAGGCTGGATCGCCATTCCAGACGAGGTTTCGATGGATGAGGCCCAGGCCGCGAAGCTGTTCTACGCCGCCGGCGCCTGGCATCAGGTGAAGGTAGCAGCGTGAGACGTTTCCGCACCCAACAACGCAAACGACAGACCTGGCTGGCACTGCCGGCAAGTGGAATAGAGGAGGTAGACCATGGTAGCCGCGCAGAAAGAACGATCGGCAAAGACTGCGGCAAAGAGAAAAAGTCTCGGCGAGCAAGAGTTGCGACACCGCGTGCGAGCTGGCGAGAAGAAGATGCTTGCCGAGCTGATGACCTGGACTGAAGACACTGAGCAAGCGTCGGTGATCGCCGGGTGTCTGCGATACCTGCACTCGCTCGGACCCGCTGGAGCATCTGAAGCGCTTCGTTCGCGCCACAAAATAGAAGTTCACGAAAACGTGGCGGCAGAACTATACCTTCTCGGTCAACGCAAAGCGTCACGGCTCGACGCCGAAGAAGCATAACCCATCACACTTAAACGAATCACGCCAGACGGCGAGGCGAAGCCATGGCCGCTTACTACAACGAAATTGACCCCTACGCCGCTCAGTGGCTGAGAAATCTCATAGAGGCCGGACACATAGCGCCAGGCATTGTAGATGAAAGGAGTATTGAAGATGTCCATCCAAGCGACCTGCGCGAATTCACGCAGTGCCACTTCTTCGCCGGAGTCGGTGTTTGGTCCCTCGCCCTTCGGCGCGCCGGCTGGGCAGATGATCGATCTGTTTGGACCGGTTCCTGTCCTTGCCAGCCTTTCAGCGCGGCAGGCGCTGGAGCTGGGTTTGCGGACCCAAGACACCTTTGGCCAAGCTTCGCCTGGCTCATCAGCCAGTGCAAACCTGCAGTCATCTTTGGAGAGCAGGTTGCGAGCAAGGCTATCGAGCCTTGGGTCGACCTTGTACAGGCTGACCTGGAAGCCTTGGAATACGCCTTCGGGGCCGTCCCGTTTCCGTCTGCGGGCGTCGGTGCGCCGCACATCCGAGACCGACTCTACTGGGTGGCCGACGCCGAAAGCATGCGACGGGAAAGGGGGGACATACGAGCAAGCGGAGAACTGTCGAAGATCGGAACTCAGGATTGCAGTGGCATTAGCGGGGTGGCCTACCTGCACGGCGGCAGATGCGCATCGAGGCTTCAAGGACGCTCGCCCATGGGATACGGGCCGCCCTCTGAACCAGATAGTGGCCCTTGCGGGCTGGCCAACGCCGATGGCAGGAACGCCGGCGCAGAACGGCAACAATGCGGCTGGCAACACGGACAGCAGCCGGAAAACAGTTGGCCTTTTGTCGCAACTGACGTGCCCGGCCCGGTTAACGGTTTCTGGCGTGCTGCTGACTGGCTCGGATGCAGGGACCATCTCTGGCGCCCCGTTGAACCCGGCACATTCCCGATGGCAAATGGGCTTACCGGCAGAGTGGGACGACTGCGCGCCTACGGAAACGCTATCAACGCTGAAGCGGCGACGCAATTTATAGCAGCCTACCTCGAAACATAATCCCCCACTCCGCCGCCCGGGCATGGCCCGGCATAGGACGCCCCATGCCCACAGAAAACAGAAATCACCCTGATGACCATGCCGCGATTGAGCGGCTGCACCAGCAGTACGTCGGCAAGATCGAGCGCTTCTCTGATGAGTTGATGGTGTTTCAGGACGCCGCCTACGCGATGGGCCTGGATCGCGGTGCCGAGCTCGCCAAGGCGCCAGGCGTAACGCTCGCCGCCGCACGCGCAAACCGTGTCTATATCGCCGGGCCAATGACTGGCATCGAGGACTTCAACTACCCCGCCTTCCATGCCGTGGCCGCCCAGCTGCGCGCCAAGGGTTACGAAGTCGAAAACCCGGCAGACCACGGGATTGTCGAGGGGGCGGTCTGGGCCGACTACCTGGCCTACGACCTGACGCGCCTGGGGCTGTGCGGCGTGATCGCCCTGCTGCCCGGATGGGATTTATCACAGGGCGCACGCCTCGAAGTGATGATCGCCGAACACCTAGGGATGCGGGTCGTGAATGCCCATGACCTTGTAACGAGGGAGGCTGTATGAGTGAAGTTAATAGGTACGCAAGAATTGGAAACATGGTTGAGCCGACCCAGGAATTGCTCAGGCTTTATCCGGCGATGAATGTATATGTTCTGGCTTCCGACTATGACCGTGTTGCCGCAGAGCGAAAAGCATTGCAACAGCTCTTGAACTTAGCAGATGAGCGTATCAACGCTGCTACAGACATAGTGCTTAGAGCGCGGGCCGTTATTGAAGGTCAAGGCTATGCGGAACTTGAACGCGATATCGCAGCATTTCTCAAGCCATCGGAGATTGAATGATGAGCGAAGTTAATAGATACAGATTCAAAGGCGCGGCTGGCGAATACGTCTATGCCGCTGACTTCGACAATGCGAGCCGTCTTTTTCTTGATGCTACCGAGCGATGTATCGCAGCAGAACGACGCGAGCAAGCACTACTTAGTAGCGTTGAACATGCAAATGCTGTTCGCGCACGTTTGCAGAATGAAGTCATCGCCCTTCAGCGGCTCTTGAGCGCGGCGGATGAGCGAGTGAATGTTCTGACACGAGATTTAGCCATTGAATCGGCGATCAAGGAGCCCATGGGCGAGGACGTTTTGTGGCAAGTGCTTGACGCGGCTGTTGGCGTCCTCACCCGGCGCGCAGCTCCGCACGCGTGGGAGAGTGAAGCTCATCAAGCCGGTTTAAAAATCATTCTAGCGCGCCGCGCTGGACTTTCTAAAACACTCAAGCCAGCGGAGGTTGGAGGCGATGAAAATTGAAGTACATGTCGAATGGCCGACCGGTTCAGAAACAGTCGAATTTGAGTTAGACGACGACTGCACGCGAGAACAGATCGCCGATGCTGCCGAGCAAGCTTTCTTCGACGTATGAAACTTCGGGTGGTCAGTTGACGGAGAGCTTCAATGACAGATGACCAGATAGAACTTATGGATCTTTTTCGGCGAGATATGTCAGGCCTTGAGCCAACGTCAACGCGTCATGATGACGATATCCATCCGTCATTTAAAAAATTTCCGGAAGTCTTCAAATATGAGCACTCAACGTTTCTTTTCAACACCTGGCTAGCGGGCCGAAACAGTGCGGAAGTTAAATTTCGATGAACATTACCAAAATGATGCGCCGCGCTAGCAAGAATAAACTTTGCGTTAAGTGGAACGGCCAGGAATTCGTTTGCACGCACCCCAACACGAACGCGACAGGGCACGGCTCTACGATAAGCGCCGCAATTAAAAACTGGCAGTACTGGTGGAACATTCCTTATTGACACTGCTGGCACAACTAATTTGTGAGGTGATTTATGAAGACGGAAGCTGCCGATAATCTGCAAAAGCACATTTGTGACGAGTCTAAACGCTTGAGGGATATGGCAAAAATGTACGCCATTCAATATGCCGATAGTGACGATCCTGCCGACAAGGCGAACTACACACGCTACAGGTTCGCGGCGGACGAAGTGCAGAAGCTGCACGCGCCGACATGTAATGTGCTGCACGTCCTTGAATCGCAAATCCCGGACAAGGTGAAGCAATGAGCAATAACAAAATGATCAGCGTGCCGCGTGAGCTGCTGAATCGAGTTGCAACCGAAGCAAATCACATGCTTGGTTTCACCTCTGCATCGAACTATGACGAATGCAGGAACGCTGTGGACGAGCTGCGCGCCCTGCTTGATGCGCCTGAATCTTCAGTTTGCGCAAAATCGCAAGTTGAGCCAGCCGCCCAGGCCCAGGCCCAGGGCGAGCCGGTGGCGTGGCGTTACAAGTCCCATGCTGTCGGTCCTTGGTATTTGTCGAGCAGCGAACACAATGCGCGCACGTTTCAGGGTAACGGACAGGGTGGCGAGGTTCAGCCGCTCTACGCCGAGCAGCCCGCGCCTTTAGCTGTGTCCCAGGGCGAGCCGGTGTCCGATCTTATCCAGCTTGACCGCTCATATCGCAACGGCATCATGGCTGGTTTCCAGTTCGGCATAACCGGAGACGAGAAAGGCTATGCGGCTTGCATTCAGCGGTACAACGCGGGGATTCATGAGGCTAAATCCCAGCAGCCCGCGCCGGTATCGGTGGTGCTGCCTGAGCGCCGTGAAGTAGTTGGAATAGGCGGACACGCTTACTACAGCCCGATCGGCTGGAACGCCTGCCTCGACGAAGTAGCCCGCCTGAACCCCTCTTTGTAACCCCTTCCCATTTTTTCAAAGTCAGCCGCTATAGCGGAAGGACGAAGTCATGCCTGAAGAAAAGGTTGTGATGTACGAATCGCCGGAAGCGGCCAGCATTCAAACCGTCACCGGCTGGGTCAGCGCCGATGGCCGTTTCTGGGGAAATGATGAGCATATGGCTCGCTGGTGCGGCGCCACTCATCGCCGCTGCGAGAAGAATCCAGATCATCCGATCTTCAAAATACGCAGCTACTGCCAGCAGTGCTACGCAGATAGTCGACAAGCTAAGTTTTCGGTAATGCCAGCAAAAGAGTGGGGCGGCGAGCCGCTGGTTATCTTCGACGGCGATGAGTACTTCTTCGACGAAGACAGCCTGCGCGACTACCTCATCGACAACGACATTGACCTGGCCGACCTGCAGCTTTGCATCTGCGAGCCGAACATGCCCAGCCAGATCGACCCTTGTGACGTCTTCTGCGATGACTTACCAGAGGACGGCGAGATCCGCGACGACCAGTTGATTGCGGCATTCGAGCTGCTGAACGAGATGATCTGCCAGTCCGAGCCATTGTCGTGGTCGCAAGGCGAGTTCGCCGCCTCTCTCCCGCAATCGCTTATTGATGAAGTAGCGGCTGCGCGGGTGACGCCATGATCGCCCTCGCCTACATGGCCTGGCTCATCTACAAAGGGCCGAAGTGATGAGTGCTTCAGCGAAAGTTCTCGACCCATGCAGCGCCAGCCGAATGATGTGGTTTGACAAGCAGGACCAACGCGCACTGTTCGGCGACATCCGCGACGAGGAACACATCCTGTGCGACGGGCGGGTGTTGAAGGTTGAGCCGAACGTCATCATGGACTTCCGCTCGCTGCCTTTCGAGGATGGCACATTCAAGCTGGTCGTGTTCGATCCGCCACATCTCACCCGCGCAGGCGTCGATAGCTGGATGCGCGCCAAGTACGGCGTGCTCACCGCTGACTGGCGCGACGATATCGCCAAAGGGTTTGCCGAATGCTTTCGTGTGCTGGCCACCGACGGAATCCTGATCTTCAAATGGGCCGAGGCCCAGGTGCTGGTCAGCGAACTTCTAGCCCTAACCGATGAAAAGCCCCTGTTTGGACACAAGTCCGGTAAGCGTGAAAAAACGCACTGGATCACGTTCATGAAGCACCCCTAACCCCAATCCCCCTACAGCCTGCCGGTGATCGGCGGGCGAGGTATTCCTCATGCCTGAAATCAAATGCGAATTCGGCCATAAGCAGAGCATTGGTACCGATGCCTGGGTCGCAACTCTCACCCTGGACCAGATGCGCTACGCCCGCGACCAGATTGCCGAGAAGATCAAAGCGGCTGAGGCTCAGCCGAAGCGCACCGTCTGGCGCGTCAGCAACGGCACATTCTGCGAGGGCAGCTATCGCGAAGAGGAATTCGAGAAGGCCGCTGACCACCTGCTCCGGATCTACAAGGCAAAGTTTATGGATGAGGCGCCGTGCTGGATTGAAAAGCCATGCGGGTACCTGACCTTCGAGCGTCAGTTGCCGAGCCTTAGTCCGGAGCTGGTGACCCAGCACGAATACGACACCGAGTGGTTCCCCGCCAAACCCTAGCCCACCTTCTGCCGCCACGCGCGGCAAGGAGCATCATCATGAAATCAACGCGCCAAACAGCGCAGAGCCGCCGGGAGCTGGTAAAAATCAGCGAGTTCCAGCGACGAGTATGGGGGGAGAACGGTACTCCGCTATGCTCACAAGCAATTCGAAACCAGATCAGGAACGATCAACTGCCAGGCGAGCGCGTCGGAAAGCTCTGGTTCGTTGATTGGACCTCATATCAAAACGCAACTGGCAACGATCTGGTTGATTCGGTGCTCAGAGGAGCCGCCTGATGGTGCCCCGCCCTCGCAACGCCAAGAACAAGGCGTTGCCGCCGAACCTTTATCCGAACAACGGCGGCGAATCCTACAAATACCGGCGCCCAGACACTGGCGCCTGGCACGGTATGGGGACCGACCGTCAGAAGGCAATCCAGGCCGCCAAGCAACTGAACAGCCTGCTGATGGTCGGCAGCGAACTGGTCGCCGGAGTCATGGGCACAGGCCAAACAATGGCCGAGTTCCTCGATCACTACGAGCGCGAAATTCTCCCACCTCGCGAGCTGGCAAAGGCCACATTGGACCTTTACCGAACTCGGGCAAAGCAAATCCGCACAGCCATCGGTGATCAGCCGATTGACCAGATCACCATTCGCCACATTGCCATTATTCTCGACGGACTCACCCCTCGCGCGTCAAACCAGGCACGGGCGCTGCTGGTGGACGTGTTCAACCACGCGGCATCAAAGGGACTATGCCCTGACAATCCAGCATCAAACACCATCCCCAAGATCGAGAAAAAGCAGCGCAAGCGCCACACCGTGGAGGGTTTGAAAGCGATTCGCGAGGTTTCTCCAGCTTGGCTACAGAACGCCATCGACCTGGCACTGATAACCGCCCAGCGCCGGGGCGATATCCTGAACATGAAGTTCAGTGATGCGCACGATGGCGGCCTGCACGTAGTCCAGAGCAAAACAGAGAAGGCAAGTGATGCTGGCTGGATCAAGTTTGCTTTGACGAAAGAGCTGGCCGAAGTGATCGCTCGGTGCCGTGACGATATCGCATCGCCCTACCTGATCCACCGGAAGCCTGAGCGCAAAAAACAGTCCCAGGCCAGTGGCAAAGCGCATTGGACGAAGGTCGAGGAAAGGTTTCTAACGAGAGCGTTCAAGGACGCGAGGGACGCTGCGGGTTGCTACAGAAAATGGACCGAGGCCGAGCAACCAGGCTTTCATGAGGTGCGCGCGCTATCCCTCCACCTGTACAAGCGGGCTGGCAAGGACGGGCAGAGAATCGCGGGGCATACAACGGAGGGGATGACGCGGAATTACCAGAAGGACCACAACGACATCATCTGGTCAGAGGTGGTCGCAGACCTCGATATCAAGGAAATTTCGGGCTGACTTTTTGATTTTATTTTGATTCTGTTTTGATTATGGGGTCAGAAATGAAAACGGCTCAAGCACCGTAAGTGCTTGAGCCGTCTACAGAA